ATGCCTACGAGAGGCGGCCCGCGGGGGTCGGGGAGTACCCCCCCACCCCTTTGCTGTGGCTCACGGCCTCCACGTGCGCGACGTCTCCCAGCGACACCGCCCGACACCCGCCACCTCGGGCAGCTTGTCGCTCTTGTCGCGGTTGCACTTGCGGTGCGTCGCTTGAATGTTGTCGAGCGTGTCCGTGCCGCCGCGGGCGAGCGGCGTTATGTGGTCGATCTGAAACGACAGCGGGTGCTTGTGATCGGCCTCGTAGTCGATGGGCTCGCCGCACACTGCGCAGTCGGGACGGCCTCGACGGATGATGCGCCGGAAGCGGTCGCGGCGCGCAGTGTTGCGGCCTTCGCTCATCCTTCGTACGGCTCGTACTTCGCAGGCTGCAGCTTGCCCTTGCGCGGTGCGGTGCGGCGTGCTGCCTTGCGGTTGGCCTCGGCTGCGTCGAGCGGTTCGTACTCGGTGCGTACGTGCGGCTCTCCTGTGCCCTGTGCGTTGGCGAGCAGGGCCTCACCACGGGCAGCGCGTGCTGCTAGCTCTGCGGCCTCGTCAGCCCCCTGTACGGTGCCGCCCTCGGGTGCCTCAGTCTCGTTGCTTTCCAATGCCATTGCGGTGCTACCTCTCAGATCTTGAAGGGGAAGGGCAGCCCGTTGAACACGTCACGCACCACCCGCTTAAGCCGGTCGTCGAAGTCGCCCGGCAGATCGGGCAGGGAGTTGAACCCATCCCTGATAGCCCCTGCCACCCGGTCGTCTAGCTCGTCGAGCTTGGGCAGGCCGGGCAGCACCCGGTCGAGCACCTTGTCGGCGATCTTCTCGGCGAGTTCCGGCAGGGCCTTGCGCAATTCCTGCGCCAGGCGCTCGGCGATGATCGGGGCCACCGCGGCAGCGATTGGGGCGAGGATCTTGCCGACCGTTTCGGGGTTGAACAGAGCCATGATTGACCTCTCGGGTTGAAGTGTGGTGCCCGCCGCCGGATCGCTCGGCCGTAGGCGCTGCGCTGCGCCAGGCTCGCGGGTGACCAGCCACGCGGCCGAAGGGCTGCAACGGGATTGCGCCGGGCGCGTGATGCGCCGGTGCCGGATCGCAGCGACGGGCTGACGTCGACTGGCGCGCAGGGAAGGGAAGCCCGCGCGGGCCTGGTCGGCGCCAAGAATGACGTCGGCCCCGCACGCCTTTTGAGCGCCGGGGCCTATTTCGGGCACAGTTGTGCCGTGCAGTGAGGGAGTCTAAAAGCGCGCGCAGTCAATCGCGCCACGTTGCGCCACAACGACAAAGCCCCCGCCGCAGCGGGGGCTCGTCGAGGGCCAGGGCGTCAGTCGAGCGGCTCGACCTTGACGCGCTGCAGGATCGTCTGCACCTGTCCCTTGTACTCGCCGAAATCCTTAACGGTGCCAGTCACGCGCACCTTGTCGCCGCGGTCGAGGCCGTACAGGCTCATGCCGGTACCCGACGCCTTGAGCACGCGGCCGTCGGCGAGCTTGAAGATAACCAGCTTGACGTATTCGGTGCCGTACCCGTTGAACTTGTCGCGCTCGAAACCGGCCGACACGACGACCTCGGCGTCGAGGTTGCGCAGGCGCTCGCCGACCTCGCCGACGGTGCCGTTGTTCATCGCTGCCCGGCGGGCCTGCTCGGCGTGCGCGGCGTCCCACGCCTCGGCCAGTTCCGCGGCCTGCTCGCGGGCGATGTTCTCGCGCGCAATGTTGGCGTGGTACTCGGCAATTGCGTCGCCGTGCTCGCGGTGCAGGGCATCCTCGCGGGCGATCTTGCGGAGCGTCTGCGCGGCCTGCGAACGCTCAACCTTGCCGGTGCCCCAGCAGCCGAAGCATGAGCCCTCGCAGTTGCCCATCGCGTTGACCCAGCGGTACACGCCCGAGCCGCCGCAGCGGTTGCAATCCTCGACCCACTCGACCCGATCGCGGGCGCCGAGGCCGGGGCACGGGTCGACGTAGGACTCGACGACGAACTTCATTCCCTGGTAGGTAACGGTTGTGCTGGTCATGTTGGGCTCCTATCCCGTGTTGATGCGTCAACACTATCACACCCTGTTGAGGTGTCAACACACGACGAAAGCCCCGGCGTCGCGGCCCGCCGGGGCGTCTCGTCATCGGGTCATCGCACCTCTATCTCGGTGTGTCCGGTCTTGGCTTCGTGCTGGTCGGCGATCATGCAGGCCGTGTCGTGCCGGTCGGCACTACGGAACCAATCGCAGGTGTTGCACTGCGCGGCGGCCATCAGAGGCCCGCCCGATCGGTCAGGCCGTTGATCTTGTCGAGGCGAGCGGCCTCGCGCAGGATGCGGCACTTCGCAAGCTCGGCGCTGTTGAGGTGCCACCAAATCGCGTGTTCCTCGGGGCTCTCGTCGCCGTACAGCTTGCGCGCGTCGAGCCATGACTCTGTGAGTTCGTTCAGCCGCGGCTGCAGCTTGGCGAGGTCACGGGCCAGTTCGTCGTACGTGAACGAGGAACGCATGAGAATGGACATATTGGGCTCCTATCCCGTTTTCACTGTTGAGTTTTCAAATCGCCGGGCCTCGCGGCCTGTTGATAGCTCAACACTAGCACACCCTGTTGAGGTGTCAACACGGCACGGCGCTTGTGTCGTCTACGCTGATCTTGTCGGGGCCTCGCGTGAGGGGGTCGAGGCGCCGACAGCGAAGCGCCCCGCGGATTCCCTAGCCCGCGGGGCGCTTTCGTCGCTCTACGGGGCTCTCAGGCCCCCGGCGCGCACGTCGTGAGCATGTACCCGTCGAGGTCGGCGACAGCCACGGCCGCCGCACGGTCGGCCGGGTCGCTCCCATCGTTCGCGTAATCGTTCACCTTGACGTAATCGACAATCTCGGCGACGACACGGCCCACGGCAGCCAGCTCGCTGCTATCGACGTACAGCAGCCCCTCGCCACCCTGCGCGCGGTTGCGCTCGACCAGGTGCTCGACGACCGCGACGTCGGCGGCCAGGTCGTCGGCCTCGGCGGCGATCGGCAGCAGGCGCACCAGGTAATCGGCGTACGGGGCGCCGACGCCGAACGCCTTTGCATTCCAGCGCAGCCCGTGCGGCGTCGGGTTGAACCCGAAGTGATGGCAGGCCCCCGCGGGCGGGCAGATCGTCACCTCGGGCTCGTCGGCGTTCACGCGCTCAGCGTAGCGGCTGCTGCCCGGCGCGATCGTGGTCTGAAAGTGCTTGGCCTCGGCGTCGCTGCCGAACTCGTCGCGGCCGTCGGCGTGCTCGACGACGTACACCAGGGCGTCGGGGTCGACGGCCTCGATCAGGTAGGCGCCGAACGTCCAGCCGAGCACACGGTCGTTGCCGTCGCGGTCGCGCAGGATGAACTCGCCCGTGGTGTTGTCGCCGACAACGCGCGAGTTGCTCGCGACGGCGATGTCGACCAGGCGCTCGCGGGCCTCGGCGATCGTGGCGTGCTCGGTGACCTCTTGGCGGCCGTGCATCTGAACAATCATCTTGAACATTGGGGGCTCCTATCCCGCTCGGCTGTTGATACGTCAACACTATCACACCCTGTTGAGGTGTCAACATCAAATGAGGCCCCCGCCGCTGTCGACGGGGGCCTCGCGGGTGCCGGGGCTACTTGCCGGGCTTGGGCAGCTTGTGCTTGCGCGTCACGCCGTACATCGTGATTACCTGCGGCACGTGGCAGTGCGAGCACTCGCCGTACACGGTGCGCCGCCGCGGGTCGGTCTTGGTGCCCTCGACGTACGCCTCGCCGCTGCCGGGGCACTGGTCAGCCGGGGCCGCCTTGCCCATCGTCCACTCGACCGGCGCCGACGGGAAGCACTTCGTGCAGAGCATCGCGCCGTGCTCGGCGACGGCCTCGACCTCAGTCTCGCCCGACAGGTTCGGCAGCCAGGCAATGCGGGTCGTCGCGCGCAGCGACGAGCAGTGCGTCGAGCGGTGAATGTGCCCGTCCTGCACCAGGAAGAACCGCAGCCAACCCTTGTAGTGCTCGGCTTCGTGGGCGTCGATAGCAGCCTTGGCGGCCTTCACAGCGTCGAGCGACGCCGGGTACGCGGCAACGTGCTTGGCGGCCTGCTCGGCGCGGTACGTCGTGCCCTCGGCGGCCTTGGTGGCACCGGCGAGCGCCTCGTCGACGCTCATCGTCCAGTACGGCGTGCGGCCGTAGTAACGCTGCTTGTCGTTGGCTGCGCGGTGCAGCGAGTCCACCAGGCTGCTGTGCTTGTCGCTCGCGGCGTAATGCGCGGTGTACAGCGTGGCGAGGATCGCGTCGGCTGCCTTGGCCTCGGCCTTCGTCCATTCGGTCATTCTGGGCTCCTATCCCGGTGGGGTGTTGATGCGTCAACACTATCACACCCTGTTGAGCTGTCAACACGTGCCGCGCAGCAGAACGCCCCCGAGGTGGAGGGCTCGGGGGCGTTTGCTCGATTTCGGCGAATCGGCGCATCATCGCAGGTCAAGCGTGGTGCTCGAGCCGGTCGCCCGCGTTAGCTCAGAACGGTGGCGGCAGGCTCGCTCGCCGCAGCCGGAACACCTCACCTCCCTGCGGTCGCAGCGCCCACTGCAGCGTGTCGAGGCCCTCGGGCGACACCTTCGCATCCTCGTCGATCAGCACCAGGTCGAGAATGTGCCCGCGGCACGACACCCGCAGATCACGCGCGCAGAACGGCCGGGCGTCCTGCAACCCGAGGCGCCGTATCAACGCCCTCGCGGTTTCGAGCCGCTGCGCGACAACGCCGACGGTCATCGCTCGCCCCTGAACAGGCTGCGCAGCCGGGCGCGCTCGGGCTCCTGCTCGGCGTGCTGCAACTGCCAGCCCATCGCCTCCCAGAACCGTTGCACGGCCGCGTAATCGACCTGCTCGCGCTCGCCGCTCACGACGCCGCCGCCGGTGGCATCGCAACCGCCTCGGTGACGACGAACGTCACGCCCTCAAGCCACGCGCTCGGCTCGCCGTTCGGGGCCAGGCTGTCGGCCGCCGCCAACGCCTGCGCAGCGCCCTTCGCGGCCTGCTCCTGCATCCACACCTCGCGGGCCTCGCCGCGGGTGCCGCGGAACGCCTCGATTATCTCGACGGCGACCAGGCCCTCGGCCTTGCACAGCCGCTGCAGCGCCGCCTCGGCGTTGCGGGCGATCATGTCGTCGAGCACCTCGGCGCCCATCGCCTCGGCGGCCTCGCGCGTGTACGGCATCACACACACCACGGGATCGCCGACCTTCTCGCCCATCGCGTACACCCACCGCGGGCCGTAGCTCAGCCGGTTGCGCTTGAGCCGGTACGTGACCCGCTCAGGCGCCTTCACCTCGCCGCCCGCCTCCCACACGGGCGGCCGGTGCGTCTCGGCATAGAACACGTCCGACGGGCCGCCGCCCGGTCGAATGTCGGGCACCAGGTGCGTACGCCCGGCGAGCGGGCCGTCGAGAAACAGCGCCTCAGCCACGCCACACCGCCAAAGGCAGCCGGGCCTGCCGACGCCGCCACGACGCCCACGACTCACGCCCCGCGGGCATCGTTGCCACGTACACCATTTCGGCCGTCCAGAGGCGCACCAGCGGGCCGGGCAGCCGCCGCCACTGCCACCACCGCAGAATGTCCCAGCGGTCGACCACGCCGTCACGCAGAGCCCAGCCAGCTCGCTTCGCAGCGGCCCACAGCCACTCGGCGCCGTCGAGCAGCGGATCGACCCACGACCACCACAGCACGTCGGCCGCGCGGGTGCCGAACGTGCGCAGCTTCGGCGGGACACGCTCGCCGACGACCGCGACGACGACGAGCACCAGGGCGCGCAGCGCGTCCCACACGTCGACGAGCGCCTCGCGGATCGTCGGCCGGGCCGGGCGAATGTCGACGCCGAAAATCAGGTGCCACACCGCCGCGTACGGGTCGAGCCGGTTACGGTCACGCAGCCGCTCGGCCGCAGTGCGTTTCGCCGGGCGCCGCAACGGGTTGCCGAACGTGAACGGGATAGTCACCTCTTGCCTTTCCTGCGGTACGTGAACGGTCTTGCCGCCCCATGAGTACGTCGGCCCGTCGTCGGGCAGCGTCATCAGACGGCCGACCTTGCCGATTTCGTGGAACCCCTCGCGCAGCGGATGAAACGCAGCGTTGAGCTTGTCGGCCATGTCACTGCCCCTTGACGTTGACAAGCTGGCGAAGCTCGGCCTCGATCGACACCAGGCTGTCGGCGTCGCGCATCACGACGTCGATCGGCTTGTAAGCGTCGGGGATCTCGTCGACCCACGCCTCGCCGTGCCGGTACTCGATACCGACCATGCGCTCGGCGAGGTCGTCGACTGTGAACAGCTTGCGGGCCTTGGTGCGCGAGAACCGACGCCCGGCGCCGTGCGGAGCGGAGTACAGCGCGTCGGGATTGCCCTTGCCCGTAACGACATACGAGCACGTGCCCATCGAGCCGGGAATCAGGCCAGGCTGCCCGAGGCTCGCGTCGATCGCACCCTTGCGCGTCAACCACACCCACTCGCCGCCGATCAACGTCTGCTCGGTGTAGTTGTGATGAGCGTTCACCCGCTCGACCTCGACGGCCGCCGCCTGGTCGACGTCGACGCCGATCCAATGCGCGAACGCCCGCCGGAAACGGTCGAGCATCTCGTCGCGGTTGGCGAGCGCGAACGCCTGCGCCCAACGCAATTCGTTGATGTACACGCCGAACTCGGGCGAGTCCTCACGCAAGTACGCCAGGTCGATATGCGGCAGCGCCTCGCGCGACGACTGCGCCTGCGCGGCCTTGATGTGCCGCTGCGCGATCTTGTTGCCGACGCCGCGGGAACCGGAGTGCAGGAACAACCAAACCCGGTCGAGGTGGTCGAGGCACAGTTCGATGAAGTGATTACCGCCGCCGAGCGTGCCTAACTGCTCGCGCCACTTCGGCGAGTGAGACAGGTCGACGTCGAGGCTCAGCGCCTTGTCGTCGAGGTCACGCAGCCGGGCCGCGGTGAACGGGAAGCGGTCGAGCGCCTTGTTGTACCCGCCTGCGCTCATCGGAATTGCCGACTCGATCGACGCCCGCAGCGCGGCCAGGTCACGGCCTGCAATGTCGTTGGCGTTGAAGATCGTTCGGGCCGCTATCATTCCGCAGCCAATGTCGACGCCGACGGCCGCCGGGATCACGGCGCCCTTGGTCGGTATCACGGTGCCGACAGACGAGCCCTTGCCGTAATGCGCGTCGGGCATCAGCGCGACATGCGGATGCACGAACGGCATCGAGGCCGTCTGCTCGGCTTGCTTGAGCGTCTCGGCGTCGACCTCGCTTGCGAAGTTGATCAACCGATCGCTGACATGTTGAGGCGCCAACAGTAACCCCTATCCCTATTCAGTTGTGTTGAGCAGCCGCAACGTAACACGCGAAAACGCCCCCGGCCGGAACATCAGCGGGGGCGTTTCGCGCGGGTCGTCAGCCGATACAGTCGCGGCAGCCGCCGCCGTCACAGGTGCCGCAGACAGAGGCGCCGCTCATGGTGCGCCCGCTCTCGTCGCAGTCCCAAGCGCCGCGGGTCAGCGGCAGCCCGTCCTCGACTCGCATCAGCGGCAGCCTGTTGTCGACCCAACCCCACACCCGTTGCCCGTTCGGGATTTTGAGGTCGACGTGCGGCTGCTCGCCGAGGCTCCACTCGATCGAGCCGCTAATCATCTGATCGGCTCGCACATAGCCGAGGCACCGCAGCGCCCTGTCGATCAATCCTCGCATTGCATCCTCATTTCGGGTCGGGCCGGTCGAACTCCTCGGCGAACATGTACAGAAACTCGCGCGCCGGGCGAGGCAGGCCCGCAGCGACCGAGGCGTCGAACATCGCAAGCAGCGCAATGAGATACGCGACCGCGTAATCGTCATCCTCGGCCAAGATCCGGCCGACGAACTTGCGGCGTTGACGCTTCACGTCCATACCAGGCTGTACCGACAGCATCACATCACGCACACATAGCCGTGCGAGCCCGGCGGGTCGAGGTCAGCGTCGACGCCGCCGCAGCCGACACAGCAGCCGCAGTCAGTGCACCGGCAGTTAAGGCACGCCCCGAGGTCGGCGAGCACCTGGTCGAAGATCGGCGAGGCGTACCAATCGAGGTGCCGCCGCCACTCAGCCGCAGTGATCGGCACCCGCTCGCCGTCGGCCTCAACCCGCCAGAAGTGAACGCCGCTCGCGTCGCTGCGCATCGCATACCCGCTCACCTCAGCACCGCCCGCAGGCCAGGCCGCCGCGCTGCACGGTCGGCGTGCTCGGCGTGCCGGTAGCACGGGGCGTCGACGCAGCGGGACAACTCGACGAGCGCCCGCCCCTTGTCGGTCAGCGACCAGTCGCCGCGGCAGCCGCAGTCGCAGCCGTCGGCCAGGCCCCGCCCGGCGACGCGCCGGAACTTGGCGAGAACCACCTTCCAAGGCACGCCGGGCACCTCGCCGCGGGCGAGCTGGCTGTCGAGCGGCACACCGCCCAGAACGCGCGTCACGTCGCCGCGCAGCGCGTTGCCCCACGGCTGCGTTGCGTCGTCGATCGCCCGCAGCATCCGAATGTCGGGAATGTCGCGGGCGTGCCGATAGTTCGGCGACGCCGCCAGCGTGTCGACGTCGTGACAGTTGACCGCCCACACCCAACCCCCGGCGCCGTCGTGCACACGCACGCCGCGCAGCGTCCCACGCGCCACCAGGCCGCCGATATCGCGCCGCCGTAGGCCAAGCAGCCGGGCCGCGCGGCGTTGATGGTAGAACGCCCACGGCGCCGTCTTGAGGATCACCACAGCGTCACCGCCTCGGCGAGCGCCTTGTGCGACTCGACGAGCGCAGCGACACGGTTACGGGCAGCGCCGTCGGCCGTCGGGCCGCCCTCGCCGTCACCGACGCAACCCGAGCAGTCGCCGCCGCACGTGCCCTCGGGATGCAGGCCGCCCGTACGCGCGTCGTAACCGCACGCCGAGCAGGCGCCGGGGCCGCCGCACTTGACCGCCGTGCGAGTCGGGGTGTGCACGACGACATGCGGGCCGCGGCCGTAATCGGGATGCGCGAGCGCGGGCTGCGACGTCCAACCCCACTGCGCCAGATCAACGCCCGCAGGCCGCACGGGTCGGAACCACGCGCGGCCGTTGGAGTCGACCCGAGCCGGGTACTGCTCAGCGACAGTGAGTGCGTTCACGCGGGCACCACCTCAACGTCGAGCGCCTGCTGTGCATCGTCCTGCGCAGTGTGGTGATCGAGGATGCGCACCACCGTGCTGTACCCGACGCTCAGCTTGCGCGCGATCATGCTCGGCGCCGTGCCGTCGCTGTGCTCGGCGAGCACCTCGGCGACCTTCACCCGGTCGATGCGCGTCACACCCTGCGCGACGATCGCCTCGGCCGCGGGCAGGTGCGCAGCCAGGTGTGCGCTGCTCTCAGCCTCGCGGGCGATCAGCGATGCGACAGACACCGCACCGGGCTGCAAATCGGCCGGCTCGGAAACGTGCAGGTCAGCGGCCTGCGCAGTCGCGTGCACATCGGTGTGCACCTCGACGTGCACAGGTGCGACGGGCTGCGCAGCGTCGAGCACCGCGGCGCGCGGAGCGTCGACCACCTCGGCGCGCTGCGCATTGGTCAGCGCAAGCAGCGCGATCGTCGAGCCGGTGATCGACAGGTCAATCACGACCGGCACCAGCCACGCGATCAACGGAGCGACACCGCCCCACCCGATAGCCAGCTCGCGCAACGCCGCGAACGACAGCACGAACGCCGCCACCGCGACAGCGACCGTGATCGCCAGGGCTGCGCGGTACGCGGCGCCGACAATGCGCGACTGCACCAGCGCGTGCACGCCGTGCGTAGCGCCGAGCAGAGCGACCGGCGGGACGACCGCCAGGGCCGCCGCGACGACCGGCGAACCGGCGTGCGTGTTCAGCATCGCGTGCGTCACATTGCCGAGGATCGACGCGCCGGTACCGGCCGCCAGCCAACCCCAAAAGAACCGCGTCGCAGCGGCCCTCGGATCTTTCGTGTTCATGTTGTGGGCTCCTATCCCGTTACGTGGTCGATTGTTGAGGCTGTGAGGCGCCCCGGCGGTTTATCGCGTGCGACGCGCCGGGGCGCCGCGCGTCACCCGACAGGCGCCGCCAGGTTGGCAGCGGTCCAGCCGCGGTTAAACGCCTGCATCAGATACGTGCGCTGACCGGGCATCGCGCCGTACATCGCGTCGGCGATCCGCGCGTCAGCGAGCGGGAAATTACCCTTACCCGCGGCGAACGCCTCGCGGCCGATCTGCTCTGCCATCTTGTGATCCATCATGCTGGGCTCCTATCCCGTAAACGTGTTGACGCCTCAACAGTACACACGGTCTGTTGAGGCGTCAACACTTGCGCGGCTAGTGCTCGATGCGGTCGTGCACCGGCAGAACGGACACGCAGCGCGGGCCGTCGAACGTCCGCTCGATCAACTCGCCGAAACGCGAATCGCCGCCAGCGAGGTTGCCGCCGTGCATCGTCCACTTACCGGCGAGGTAAGCGTCGAGCGGCACCAGGTGCGGCAGAGCGCCCCGCAGGTTCGACTCGACCATCACGACCGCCGGGGCGTCGGGGCCAGCCGGGAACACCTGCGAACGCGCGGGCAGCGGGCGTACGTCCTTCTCGCCGGGCTTGACGAACCCGACGAGGGTCAGGTGCGAGGCCGCCGCGGACACGCCGCCGTTGGTGCAGTCGCCGAGCGACGAACGGTAGACGCTCATCCGCAGGCCCTCGGGCAGGTTGTTGACGTCGATCATGTTGGGCTCCTATCCCTTCGGCGACCGGCGGCCGCTCTGTTGACCATTCAACACGTTGCCTGTTGTCATGTCAACACGTGAACGAGAAACGCCCCCGACCCGCAGGTCGAGGGCGTCTCAGCGGCGTGCCGTCAGTCGGCCGCCATGTGCGCCAGGTTGCGCGGCGTGAACCGCACCGCGTGCTGCGAGCGGTCGAGGCGCACGACGACCTGATTGCGGCCCAGCGCGACGACCTCGCCGAACCGATCGCCGCGCAGCCACGCGCTCGTCGCCGGATGCGTGGCGACACGCGCGCCGACCTCAAACTCGGTGACGGCCTCGCCGTAGACGTGAGTGTTGTACATGAGCAACCCCTTTCGGGTCGAGCGGGGCGCCCTGGTGACGCCCCGCGTGCGGGTCAGTTCAGCGAGTCGCGTACTTGCGCCAGCAGCCGTTACCGTCGCCGACGACGAACATCTCGCGGTCGTCGAGCCACGCGAGCACGGTCTGCGCGTCGATCGTCGAGCACTTCACGCCGCGGGCGACACGGCTCGGTGCGTGCAGGCCGGGGTGCGAGGTGAGCCAGGCGTCGATCTGCCCGACGAGCTGGTTGCCGTAGCCGTTCAGCGCGCTGTGCACGCGGCGTCCGTTGCGAACCTCGATCGGGCTGCTGTAGTCGATTACTGCGCTCATTGTGGGCTCCTATCCCGGTGGGGTGTTGATGCGTCAACAGTATCACAGCCTGTTGAGGTGTCAACACAGAGACGGGAAACGCCCCCGACCCGCAGGTCGAGGGCGCCTCGTCGTCGAGGTGCTACTCGCTGTCGCCTCCCCCGGCGTCGCCGCCGCTGGCAGGCTTAGCGCCGAGCACGCCGCGCACGATCTTGCCGAGGTCCAGGCCGCCGCTCGCACTCTCCGACGGCTCGCAGACACCCTCGGGGCACAGCACCGGCTTGGGAGCGCCGCCGGTGCCCTGCGCGCAGGCGTGAATGTAGTGCGTCGGCGAATGCTTGGCGCAGAACGCCGGGGCCGCCGCAGCGGTCGGGGCGTGCAGCATCATGGCAGCGGCAGCGAGCAGGGCGCCGATCCCGGCGGCGATCATGTTGCGATTCATGGTGATACGTCTCCTATCAGGTGGTTTGTGAGGTTGTGAGGGGTCAGGCCGCGGCGTTCGCGCGGGTGCGGGTCAGCCGGTGAACCGTGCGGATACGTTCGGGGTAGAACGACCGCCACTGCTCATGCCCGGCGGGGCCGCCGATGAAGTCGCACACGATCCGGCCGTCGCTGGTCGTCGCCGCAGACTTGAACCGGAACCGGCCGCGCTCGCGGGTGATCGACACCTCCGTGCCGGGCTCCAACGTGCGGCCGTTCACGACGACCTCGGGCTGCGGCGCCGCCTCGGGCGCGCGGTACGTCCTGGTGCGCTTCACTTCGCACCCTCCGCAATGTGACCCGGCTCGTCGGCGAGCAGCGTCTCGGGCGTCACCCGATACACCTCGATGCCGTCTGACTTTTCATCGACGAAATACCCGCCGGTCGTCGTGCACGTCACCGAATACGAACCCGAGCACGTCGTGCGCAGCGGCTTGCGGTGCGCGGGAATGTAGAACTCGCGCGACCGCATCCACGAACCATCAGGCTGCACCGGGCCGTCACAGATCAACCGGCGACTACTGCCGAGGAACCCCCACCGCTCATCCTTGCAGCCAGGGTCGTAATCGTCGGCGTACGACGGCGGGGCCGCCGTCAAGCTCGCTGCAGCGGCAACCGCTGCCAGCGAGGCGAGTAATGCGTTGCGCTTCAAAGGCATATCAGGGGCTCCTATCCCGTGTCCGATACAGACGAGGGCGACGGTAGCACCGCACCTGTTGAGGCGTCAACTGCTGCTGTTGGTATGTCAACACTTTTGGGCTTGCGGGGCCTGCCGCGCTTAGCCTTTCCAGCAGCCTTGCGCTCAGCCTCGGCGCGGTCCCGCTCGTCGAGCGCCGCAGCGACCGCGCTGTACGTGTACGTCGGATACTCGCCGCTGGTGTCATGCGCCGGTACCCGCGTCATCAGGTGATAGAAGCTGCTGCGAGGCACGTCGCGGCCCAAAAACTTGAACAGGCGCCACATTTCAGCCGCAGTGCGCGGCCGATCGTCGACACGCGCCAGCGCCTCGCGCTGCAGATCCTCGACCCGCCACGACGCGCCGCAGCGGAAGCAATCAGCGACCAGGGCCTCGGCGTCGACGTACAGCGACGCGCCGCAAAGCTGCTCAAAAAGCGGCTCGCCGCGGTCATCCTTCGCCCACACCATCGCCTGACACGGCCCGGCGTAAGTCGTATCCGGCGGCAAGTCGATTGCCTTCGTGGCAGACTCGCGCCAGTCCAACGTCCAGCGCAGCGCGTCAGGCGCATACGGGTGCATCATCATGCGGCCCGGCACGCTCGACAGGTAACGCGCCGCGTGCTCGGCGGCCTCGGGCTCGTCGAGATACGACGGCCGCCACCCAGCGACCTGCTCAGCCCAAGCGCCCAACCGTGCAGCGTCGCGCGACAGATCCGCAGCGCGGGCGTTCAACGGCAGAGACGGCAGCCGCTCCCCCGTCGACACCCGCGGCCCGCCCTTACGCGCGACCTTCGCCTCGCCGTACGCCGACTCGGCGAGACGGCGCAGCAGCCACGGCACCTCGACCAACGCGCGGCACAACATCTTGACGCACGACCAGCACAGGAACGCCTGCACCGGCGCCGAGCAGTGCAAGCACTTCCCTTGCGGCTCAGGCACACTCGGCGTCGTGTCGACGTCCAACTCAGACGGGCGAGACGGCCGCGGCGACCCGTAGTAGCTAACGCCGGCGAGCGGCTCGAGCACCCCCGCTGAGCTGCGGGAATCGGCAGAATCGGCGATTTCCGGCAAACTCATCGGCCCGTCACCTCAGTGAACGGCGCATAACGCGCGCTCGGCGCCTGGTCGGCGTGATCACTCGGGCAGTCGATCCACTCGTCGACAGCCTCAAACGGCGCCGGGCTCAAAGGCTTGTACTGCCAAAGGCGTTGCGCCCAGCACCAACGCCAACGATCGCCGTCGACGTCGGCCCACACGCTGCCACGCTCAGCGATCCCCAGACGGCCAACCTTGCGGGGCCTCGACGGCGCCGCGGCGAGCTTCGGCGCCGCAGCCAGCTCGCTGCGCGCAGCGTCGAACCGCATCCCATTGACCGCGGCCAGCCCGGCACGGATCGCCTGCACCGGCGTGTGCGACGGATGCATGATACGAGCCCGCACCGTGTCAGCCATGCGCTGCACCTCGTCGACAGAAAGCTCGATCAACTCAGGCATTGGCGGCCTGCCATTCGGCGATCGCCTCGTCGCCCCAACCCGGCGACGCGACACGGATATGCACACCCGGCTGCTGCGCAATCTCAGCGAGCACCTTGCGGCAATGCATGTCGTCGACCTGACTGTCGTCGATCCAGCAGACGTCAGTCAGCCCGTCGAGCACCGCGCGGGCCAGCTTGTCGAGGTCGGGGCGCTTCACCGCCGCAGGCGTGTAACTCTTAGGCGTCCCAGACGGCCGCGGCATCACAAACGTGAGCGACGCAGTGACCGGGTACCGGCGCTCACGCGAACCCGACGGCGCGTGATCAAGCACCGGCAGACCGTTGTCGAGCATCGCCTGCTGCGCGGCCAGGGCGATGCGCTCACGCCACGGCCCGACCTCCTTGCACGACTCGACCAGGATCGCCTTGCCGCGGGCCTGACCCGGCAGCGGCTTCGCAAACCCCTTGAAGTCCTTCGAGCCCTGCGGAGCGGGCTTGCCCGGCACGAACATGCGCAGTTGCCTGCCGCCGTTGCGTTCGTGCGTCACACGGGCACTCAGAGCCGCGTACAACGTCTCGTGAGACTCGGCGGGCAGCATGTTGAGAATCAGTTCGGCGGCCTGCATCTTGGCGTGATGCTCGGCCCGCTCGACGGCCTCGACGACCGCCGGATCGGTGCCCGGCAGATCGAGGTCGAGAGTGTGGTCAGTCACTCGCGTCTCCAATATTCAGTTGTGGTCGAGCAGCATTTTCGCGGCGTTCCTGCTCATTCCCGCCGGTCGGCGCCGCGACGGCCCCCGCTATCCGCTGGTCGCGCTGCGAAGTTTGCTGCAGGGGGGGTCAGCACAGATAGCACACTTTTTTGCATATGAGCCCTACACACGGCATCCGGCGAGACGCGACCAGGGGAAACGCCCCCGATTTCTACACGTGAGGTCAACCCGTAAAAATCTGTGCTATCTGTGCTGAAAGCACTTTTATATGCTTTTACCTGCGGAAACGTCAGCACACTTTCGCTCTGAGTATCTGTGCTTATCTGTGCTATCTGTGCTGAGTCAGCACGCTTTAAGCACAGATCTGTGCTGTTCGCTAGCGAGGGCCGCCGCGTCATCGAGCGCCCGCCCATTCGTGCGACAGATCCCAGCCCTGTTGCAGCGCGAGGCCCGCGTACACCCGTGTACCGTTCGCCGCCACGCTGCGCACTCCAAAGCGCGCCGACAACTCACGCCCGAGCTTGATCTGCGAAACCATCGCATCCTCGCCGTTGGCGATCGCCCACCGCTGATAAGCCTTGAGCACAAGCGCCGGTTTCGCCCCGCCCCCGCCGGTGGCGCCCGGCGTCAACACGCAGCACTCGCCGATGAACCGCCCGAGGGCGTCCTCTTGCTCGCTGTACTCCTTTGTTGCGTCCATGACCGAGGCAGGCTCGCGGAGGCCGTCGGCGGCGATCTGCCGAGCCCCCGCCACGACCCAGGCCAGGATTGCGGCGCCCTCGTCGCGGACCAGTTCAACGGCGAGGTTGGGATTGCGCTGCTCCGGCGGGACCGTATGCAGGAACGGGATAAGGCGCAGCCGCCGCCAGAACGACGTGCCGCCAGCAGACACCTGCGGTTGATGGTTGCCCATCAGGAACAAGGTGTGAGACGGCACAAAGTCGAAATAGTCCTGCCTCATGTACCGGCCGCTGAGAATGTCGCCGCCGGTGAGCACCTTCACCTTGGCCTCGTCGAACTTGCTCTCGGCGTTGATTTCCGAGCAGACGACCATGCGGGCGCCGTGCAGCCGGGCAATCTCCGTTTCGTGCCGGTCACGCCCGGCGAGCAGGAAGTTGGCCGGGGCCGTGATCGCGTAGTCGCCCAACACATTTGCGAGCACGTCCATGAGCACGCTCTTACCGTTCGACCCGCCGCCGAACAGGAACGGCAGCACGTGATGCGTCACGCGGCCGATCGCCGCCAGCCCAGCGAGGCGCTGCACGTACCCGATCAGTTCCGCGTCGCCGCCGAACGTCCGATCGAGGAACTGCTGCCACTCCGGTGCCACCGCGGCCGGGTTGTATCCGGCGCCAGTGATCTTCGTGTGCCAGCTATCCGGCGTGTGCGGCATCAGGTGCCCGCTCTGCAGATCCACGACGCCGCTCGGCGTGTTCAGTTCGTACGGCTCGGCGTCGAGGTCGGCCAGGCGTACGCGCATCTTCGGCTCGCACTTGGCAAGCGCGACCATGTTCTCAAGTCCCTTGCGGGACAGGCTGCGCATACGGTGCTGAATCAGGTCGCGCGGGCTGTCGTCGTCGATACGGATGCGCTCGACGACCTTGCGCGCGGCGACGATCGCCTCGCCCTGGTCGGTGCCGTGCTGCCAGCGGTCGCCCGCCCAACTCAGCCACTTGCCCGTATCGGGGCAGTACCGCAGCCGGTCGCCGTACGCCTCGACGAGTAGGTCGGCGTTGCCGGTGTCGGTCAGCGTGACGGCCGTCGGCGCCGGGTTGCGCCGCGCGTTGATATCGACCACGGGCGCCAGCGAGCCATCCGTCGGCGTAGGCGCCGGGGCCGGGGCCGCCGCGGGCTCGTCGCCCTGGTGCTCGTCGTCGTCGGCGGGCTCGGGGGCAAGCTCGATCTGCCGGGGCGCCGCCCGTTCAAACAGGTGCAGGTGCGAGCCGAACTCTGTAGCCAGCTCGGCGTCTGTCTTGGTGGCGACGTGAGACTCGGCCCACGCGAACGCATTCGGGATTTCAAAGCTCGGCACGTCGCGGCCGGTGCGCTCGCACTCGGCCTTGAACCGATCGACGATCATGTTGCGGGCCTGCGTGAACTCGTCGCCGGTCAGGCACTTGTTCCGTACGGCCGCCATCAGTCGCACGGTCACCTTGACGAGCCACGGGTGCCGCTCGGTGATCGGCTCGTCGGCCCACGCCTTGAGGGTCGGCGCGAAATACTCGCATGTGGTCGGCGCGAACTGCCACGTATCCGGCTTGCTGATCACTTCGTGCGAGGTGCGCCGGTCGCCCTCATACTCGGCGACGCCGTGCTCGTCGAGGCGCTCGCGCAATTCGTCAAGTGACAGCGGGGCGCCGGTGTCGGCGTCGATCGTGACGAGCTTCGGCTGCTCGACGTCTTTCATGTTGTACGAGCCGGGCACCCGCAGCACGCGGGCGAGGTCGTACACGCCGCGGTCGATCTTGGCGCCCAGGCCCTCGGCGACGATGCACGCCAGACGGCCCCACCGCTTGAGCAGTGCCGCCGCGTCAGCGCGCAGTTCGGCGCTCTGCTCGACCATCCCGTCGGCCGGGTCGGTCGGCGCGATCGTGCCGTCGTCGATCGGCCAATACGGCTGTAAACCGTTGCCGGACATAACGACCGCGGACGGCCGTACGCCCAGAATCGCGCTCAGTTCGTCGATCACCTGGTGAGCGTGCGCGAGGTCACGGCAGGCGCCGGGCTTGACGTCGAGGTCGCACCAGATCGCAGCCAGCCGGGTGACGTCCTCGGCCGTGCCGCGACCCTTCTGCTTGCCCTCGTCGTCGACGGGCCGGGGCCGGGTCGGGTTGACGCCGAACCACACATTGCGGCCGTTGGCGAGCGACATTGCGAGGCCCTGCAGGCTGTCGCTGTCCTCGACGAACTCGACGACAGTCGACGAGAACGGGCCGCCGGGCGCTTGGTAGTTCAGGCTCACATGCTCGCCGTCGGCGTAGCCGAGCAGGTCGAGCAGATCAGTTAGGCCGTTCACTCAATCCTCTATTCAGTTGTCGCGGTGCTGTTTTCACGCATCGCCGCCGACTATCTCCATGAAGCGAACCCACGTAACCGCCCGTTCGTGTTCCTCAGCGGTCGCAGTGCACTTCGGCCCGTGCTCGTCGACCGCTTGCTCGACGGTCATCACGTCGGTGTTGCCGATCGTCTCGCGGCAGGCCGGGCACCCGATATTCACAGCGTCAGCCCCGACGGCCGCGGCGCCTCGTCGACCAGATCAAACAGGCCATCGTGCGCAGACTCGATCGCCGCCCGCTCGGCAGCCTTCTCCGCGGCGGCCTTGACCTTGCCGCGGTGCCGCTTGAGGCACGCCTGACACAACGCAATCAGGTTGCTGTCAGCGCGATTTCGCTCGTTGCCGTCGAGCGGCACGACGGCGAGGCCGACCACCTTGTCGGCGCCGTGAATCGCCGGGCGCCCGTGATTGTTGGCGCACCTGTAGTGCACGCCGAAACGGTGCGACCGGCCGCACTCGCCCTCGCACTCGCAGCGGCCGTCGGCCCGCGACAGCGCGATCCGGTCGAATAGAGCAGCGTCGAGAGGCATCAGCGACGGGCCTCGATCGACGCCTTGATCATGTCGCCGCGGAAGTCCGACCACATTGTGTCGGTGAGCTTGTCGACGACAACCGGCGCGACCGTGTGCCCGGCGGCGATGAACGCCGCGGCGACGCTCTCGTCGGCCTGGTCGAGGCGCACCTCGTCGAACTCGACGCCGCCCTTGGTCAACGCGCGCTTGGTCAGTGTGCACTTGTGGCAGGTCGGGCCGGTCGTGTACACGGTGATCATCTCAGGGGCTCCTATCCCGTTGAAATTGCTTGAGAGACAGAGCGAGCCGGTGACGTCGAATTGCGCCACCGGCTCGCCGTGAGTGAGGCTGCTAGACCTTGCCCAGCGTCTTGAGTGCCTCGTACACCTCGGGCGTCATGCCCTCGGGCAGACCCTCAGCCGCGGGCTGCGCCGGGGCCGCCGCGTTCGGGTTGGCGGGCTTGGCGTAGGTCGCGCTGTACAGCTTCGGCGGGGTGAGGTTGCCCTTCTTCTCGCCGTCGCCGACGTACGTCACGTTCAGCTCGCCGCCGACGTCGAGGCCGCGGGCACCGGCCGCGATGACGGCCTTCTGCACGGCCTTGCGCATCTCGCCCTTGACGAACAGGCGACGCAGGCCGTCGTCGTCCTCGACCTCGGGGTCGTTGAGGTCGGTCTGCACGGTGACGACCAACTGCATCCGCGGGCTGCCGTCCTTCCAGACGAGCGGCTCGTTGGTGTTGAGGTCGGTCTGCTGCCGCTGCTCGGGCTCGACCGTGATCACGCCGCCCACGGTGTCGCCGTGGCTCTTGAACTTCGCCGAGGCCGGGCCGCCGCCGCCGAGGAATCCGTACGAGTCGTTGCTCATGTGCTCTGCTCTCCTGTATTCAGTTGTGTGCTGTGTTTCCTTGCGCCCGTTTTCCTCTCGGCCCGCCTGGCGCAGCGGGGGCTCATGTCCCGTCGTAGAACTCGGGGTAATCGTCGGCCGGATGGTCGCGCTCGTACTCGGCCTGCTCGATACGAGCCTCGCAACGCCCGCACCCGTCGCCGGGGCAGTTGTGTCGACGGCTCACGGGCACTCGCCTTTCGGATGCTCAAGCCAGCAGGTCGTGCAAACGGGGTGCCTGCGGGCGTTGGTTGGCTCATGCGAGTTGTCCTCGCAATCAACATGTATAAGCCCGCCGTCGCTCATAAACGCCACCTCGTCGCCGGGTCGAACGGGGCTCGGGCAGCCGCCGCAGCGGCCGTGATAGCGGGCCGTGAACGTCGACCGGGCGCTCACTGCTGCACCTCAGTGAACGGGCCGCCGACCGACCGGCCGGGGGCCGCTGGCAGCGCGGCCGGATGGTTGCGCGTCCACAGGAACGAACCGAGCCCGTCGCCGACCTTGGCGTAATCGTCGTCGTGGTACCGCCAGATTTCGCCGCCCTGCCCGCGCCACGTACGCGCCCGGTGCTCGGGGTCCGTCGGGTCGAGCTTCTCGACGACCATCGGCTCAGCGAGGGCCTGTTGCGCCGTCAACACGGAGCGGGTCGCGTCGTCGCGCTTGCGGGTCGAGTCGGCGAGCTGGCTGTCGATCACGTCGCGCTGCGCGAGCAGCAGCCGGATCTGCCGGTCGTGCCTGCGCTCGGTCGCCTCGGCGATGGCAAGCTGCTGCTGCCACAGCACGCGGCTCACGTCGCCGACCATCCCGCCCGGCGCAAACGGCGCCACGCGGGTGAGAATGTCGACCACCGAGGCTCGGGGGCTATCTGTCATGTTGGGCTCCTATCCACGTGAACCGGGCGAGCTAACGCCGGCGAAATGTCGTTGTGACTGGTCAGAGGGGTAAAACGCCGAAACTGGCAAATGCTTTGATCGCTGCGGCGCCGGTCGGGAAGTAGTCGACGACGACGAACTCGGCCTCGGGCATCCCGGCCAACTGCACGCGCTGCTCGATCACCCACCCGACGACCCACCCGTCCTCGACGAGTCGCCGGATACGCCACTTCACGACGCACCGCCCTGGCACGCCCACGGCCGCTCGGGGTCGGGCTTCGGCGCGTAGTACGGGCAGAACATGCACATGTGCGGTTTCTTGGGCACCAGCGCCAGCCGCTCGGGGTGTTCCTCGATATCCAGGTCGTTGAGCACCAGGGCGATGTTGTTCAACTTGGCGAGCGTCTCGTCGACGATTGTCGAGTCGTACGGCTCAGACCACACGAACGAGCTCGAAAGCAGGCCGCCGCGCGGAATGAACCAGATCGCCACCCGCTCGACCGGAAAGCCCTCGTTGACGTACCCGCGGCCGTAGCAATGTGCCTGCACCTTGTACTCGGGCGCCTCGTCGCCGAGCGTCTTGCGCTCGACAGCCTTCTTGTACGTCGAGAACTTCGTCGCACCAGGGAATTTCAGGTCAATGACGGTATTCGTCCACGTGTCGTACAGGTCGCACGTGCCTGCCAGGCCGCCGCTCACCTGCACCCGACGCTCGGAGAACCACCGGCCGACGTACAGCGGGTCGTCGGCGCCGACGATGCCCCGCAGCACCGTGCAACGCTGCTCGCGGTCCTTGAGCCACTGGTCGATCAGCCGCTCGTTGTCGAGCACGACCGCATCCTCAAACTTCGCGTGCCCGGCCGTGCCGAGCCATGCGGGCAGCGGGTCGCCCTCGGGGTTGACGCGCTCCAATTCCAGCGTCGCCGAGACGAGCCGCCGCGGGCACGGGTGCCCCACCTCGGACGGCCCGAGGGCGCGCTGCTGCGACCGGGCGTGCGTCGCCCAGCCCCGCCGGAACACGCCCTTGAGGTCACCGAGCAGCCCGGCGTTGAACTCCTGCTCAGTCGTCGGCGGCCGGTCCCGCTCGGGCGCGTCGTCAGTCAGCCCGAAGAACCCTGCGTTGCCGCTCATTTGGCGCCACCGTTCAGCGCCTCGGCGAGCTTATCCTCGGCATCTTGCAACGCCTGCTGATACGACGTGTACGCGGCAGCCAGCTCGCTTGCCGCACCCGCAGCCGCCACCATCAGGCTGCCGATCTGCGCTGCCGTGTCGGCGGCCAGCGATGGCAGGTTGTCGTGCCTCCCGTCGATCGTCACGACGACCTCGCCGAGGTCGGCCCGCACGCCGACGATGACCTCGGAATCCTCGACCGCCTTGCCGCCAATCCGCTTGCCGCAGTTGCCGATATTCACCTTGCCCACCAGCGCGAAATTGCTCACAGGGCCGCCGCCTTCGTGTTGCGCAGAATGTCGAAGCACAGCGCCGTCGCCGCGGCGTCGCCCATCGCCGTGTGCCGCATGACGGACGCGACGCCCAGGCGCTCGCTCACGTCGTCGAGGCCCTGCAGTTCGGTCGGGTCGACGTCGAGCTTGCCGCCCGCGTACGCCGCCAGATCGGCGAGCCGGTGATGCCACACCCGGCCGACCGGCAGCGGGAACACGCCCCCGGCAAGCTGCCGGGCGACGATCGCCGAATCGAACGCCGGGTTAGATCCGGCGAACGTGTTGCCGCGCAGCCAGTCCTGCACCTCGGACCATGCGACGGCCGTCTGATCGGCGCTCAGCGCGTCGCGCCAGATCCCGCGCTCGTAATACCCGTTGACCTCCATCGCCTTCGGCTCAGCGGCGGCCAACTGCTCGCACGTCACGTGCGGCACGAACATGAGCGACTCGCCGGTGTCGACGTTGAGCAGCGCGACCTCAAGCGGCGCCGCGGTGTTGTGATCGAGGCTCGTCGTCTCGATATCGACGACGATCAATTGCCTTGCCATGCTTAGGGGCTCCTATCCCTCGGTGTTTTCGACCAGATCGACGCGCGTCGACGTCGACGCGCTCATGCACTCCGCAGCAACGTCGGGGTACAGCGACTTGACGAGCTTGCCGTCGAGCCGGTTCGTCTTGATGTGCTGACGGCGCACCACAACCTGCCCGCCGATCGTGCCCTCGTCGTCGGCGCCGAGGGCTTCCTCGATCGCCGCCTTGGCGGCCTTCTCGACGTCGGCCCACTTCGCCTTTTCGGCGCGTGCGTGCGCCAGCAGGTCGATGTGTCCCTTTATCTCTGAAATATCAGGCACCGCTTGCCCTCTCGTCATCGTGCGAATACTTGAAACTGCTGCAATGCGGGCAGTGACTACAGCCCACGTCGCTGTGATCGGTGTAGCCATGCGAGCAGGCGCAGACCATGACGTGCGCCGGGTCGTCGGCCTGGTACGACCGCGGCTGCTCGACCGCGGCCAGATGCGCGTTAACGCCGTCGTCGCCAACCGTGAGCAGAAGCTCGGCCGACTCGTCGAACGCCATCCGCGCGACGACCAGCCGGTCGCCGTGCCACAGCCGGTCGAGGTCGGCGAGGGCCTGCTTCGCGGCCACCGCGGGATCGTCTGCCGCGTAGGCGATCTTCTGCTCGACCGCCCCGGCGAGGCCGTCGAGGTAGGCGAGCGTCGCATCGAAAGCGCGCTGCTCGACCCAGAACTCGACGACCTCGCGGTCGGCCCACCACGGCCGGTTAGGGTCGCTCACGGACGGTCGATATCCGGCACGATCACCTCGGGCTTGAAGATCACCCGGTAATGGTCGGTGCTCACGTTGGCGCCCTCTAGCTGCTCGGCGACATAGGTCACGTTGTCGCTGAGCCCGAGAAAATGCTTCTTGAACTCGTTGCCCGCCTTGCACGTAACCTCAAGTTGACGGTTCTCGTCCTTGATCGAGCACTTGCCCTCGATGACGAGCAGGTACTTGTCGGTGATGCCGTTCACGAACACGATGCGGCGTGAAAGCTCGAATTGATCGGCCGCCTTTGAGAGGTTCTGCGATGCGACGTCGGCGTCAGTCGTGCAGCCCGACAACGCGACAGCCCCGACGACAGCCACCGCGGCGGCCTTGATGAGTGCGTGCATGTGTAGTGCTCCTATCCCTTTGTTGTGTTGCGATTTTTGAACTCGGCGACGAGTTGTGCCTCGCGCCGGGCGATTTCACGGTCGAGGTAGACGCGCGCCTTGCGCAGATCCTCGATCGCGTCGTGCTTGAGGTCGCAGCGCCACACGTATTTGACCGTGTTGCCGAGGCAGAAATTCATGTGCTCGGTGATATCTAGGCACTCGATCGGCCGCCCGCAGCCCTTGCACGGCGGGCCTTGGTTGTAGTGGCTCGGTTGGTTCACCATGTCGACGGCCTGGTCGTCGTCGTCCTGCATCCGCTGAATCCATTGCGGCACACCGTTGCTGGATTCGGCATCGTTGCTGGTAGACGGCTCGCCGGCCTCGTTGCTAGGTCCGTGCGGCCCGTGCGGAATGTCGGCGCCGATCGTCACCTCGTTGCCGAGGTCGAGCAGCATTGGGGTGAACTCGCCCGCCGGGCGCTTGTAGGCGACCGTGAACGGCCCAACAGCGCCGCGGCCGTAGATGTAGAGGCCGCTATTCCACGCAACCCACCCGCTGCCGTTGAGCCAGCCCCAATGCGCGCCGAGGCTGTCCTGCCACACGTACGCCGTGTCGGCCGCGTCGAGCGTGTCGGCGTCGTTCGGCTCGCCCGCCTGCTCGCGCCACTGCCGATTGATCGCCGCGTAATCCGGCACCCACGCCTCGGGGTCGCCCGCCTCAGTCGCCGAGCTGGCTGCTGGCAGGTCGAGGTGCGCGCAGCCACCGCAGCGCATCGTGCCGTCGGGGTCGAACACGTGAGCCGGAAACGTCCTGCACGCCTGGCACATCGGTTGATCGCTCATGCGGCGGCCCCGTCCCGTGCGGCCCGCTTCATCAGCTTGCGGTCATACGCGGTCGTGCCGCCCCAGATCCCGAACACCTCGCCGTCGAAGCTCAGCGCCCGCTCGCGGCACTCGTCGACGACCGGGCACCGGCCGCAGACCTGCTTAGCTTCCTTCGTGCTCTGACCCTTGCCGGGAAAGAACAACTCAGGATCAACCTGCGTGCACAGCGCGTCGGCTTCCCAATCCTCGGGCAGGGTAAGGGCGTTCACTCGTTCTCGCTCTCGTCGATGTTGTCGGCCTCGTCGTCGGCCGTGATCTGATCGAGCACCGACAGCGGCATACCGTCGGTTGTCTCGCGGGTCGGCACCAACCGCTGCAGCCCGGCGACAGCACCGCCAGGCGCCAGCGACCGCAGCCACTTCGTGACGCCCGGCGCGTCAATGTCGACCATCGCCGCCAGGGCGACAGCGACGCCGGTCAGCGTGTGCCGGTCGACCTTGTGCAGCGCCGCCCAAATCTCGCCGGGGTCGTCGTCGCGGATCTGCTCGGCCAACTGCATTGCGCGGTCGAGAATGTGCACGCACTGCTGCGCCTTCGGCCCGTGATCGAAACTGATCAACCGGCCGCCAACCTCGGCCGCCTTGGCGATCCGCTCGGCGCGCGGCGACGTCGACGCCCGCACCAGCAGAGCAATCCGAATGATCGCCCGGCGGGTGAAAGTGCCCGCGGCCTTGTCCCAACCGTCGGCAGCCAATTCGTCACCGTGACGATCGAGCACATTGCGCAGCACGTCGTTGTGGTCGACACGCAACAACCGGCACACCTCGGCCGCCGTCGCCGTCTCGCCGACCCGCGGCGCGAACATGTCGAGCACGTGAGTGTTGTCGACCGCCGTCGCGTACTCACTCAGCGCCGCAGCGTCGTACATGATCTTGCGGCCGACGAGCCGGTGCTTGGGAGCGACGCCGCTGCGACGCCGCCACCGCAGCGCATTGCGGGTGATGCCGAGCCGTGCGGCGGCCTCGCCCTCGTCGAGTTGCTTACCCTTCACTGCGACACCGCCTGCCGTGCCGGAAGGTGACCAGGGCAGGTGTTGTCGGGCCGCTGGCAGTCCGCGCAGTCGGCCGCCGGTGCGGGCGTACGCATCACGTTGACCGCGCGCACGACGGCCGCCAGGGCGCCGTGCGACGTCAGGCCCTCGGCCCGGTAGGTGTCGAGAACCTTTGCAGCGGCTTGCAGTTCGTCGTGCGACAGCGTGATCGGCTGCTGCGGCGGCCGGGCGCCGTAGGCAATGCAGAAGCTCACAGCGACCACACCCCAACCGACGCCCCGGCGAACGCGAGGCCGATCAGCACCGAGGCGACGAGCAGCAGAAACCACCCGAGAATGGCGAGGCCCGTGTCACCGGGCGCGCGGCTGCAGTCGCCGTCGTGGTGACGATTGCAGGGCAGGCAGTACGGCGCCGGGCTCATCGAGCCACCGCGCGAGAGAGCAGGCCGAAAACCGGCCGAGCGACGAACAACTCGACCAGGTGCTCGACGGTCAGCGCCGTTTCGAGCGCCAGCCCGTACAGCGCGACGGGCAGACCCGCCTCGGGGTCGTTGAGTGCCTCGTCGATCCGGTCGCCGACCAGCTTCTCGACCTGCTGAGCAATGGTGGGTTGGTCCGGTGAAATGAGGCTTGCGTGACGTAGAATCCTGCACGGCATAACGAAGTGGCTCCTATCCCTTTGTTTGTGTCGGCCAGCCCCCGCCCCAAGCGGGGGTTGTGTCGTTTTCGGGGCTCACCCGCACCGATCCATGTCGGGGCTTTCGTGGAATGCGACGGCCTCGACGGGCTCGGCGACGGGCACGTGATCGCGCTCGTTGAACAGATCGAGCCGGGCCTGTGCAAGCTCGCGGTACGCCTCGGCGAGGTCGGCCAGCGCCGCCCGGTGCGCAGCGTCGAGCTGGCTGCGCTCGTCGCTCAGGTATGCGATCTGTTGAACCTGCGAGTTGATCGCGTCGGCCTGCGACGAGACGACCAGGCGCGCAGCGTCACGCTCGCCGCGGGCCGAATCACGCTCGCGCAGAGCCTCGTTCAGTTCAGTGCGTAGCCGGGCCTCGGCTGCGATATGGCGTGCAAGTGACACGGGTCAGGCTCCTAACTGATCAGCGGGAAGGGACTGCGCGAACCGGCGCAGTTCGTCGACCGGGAACAGCACCTTGCGGCCGTACTTGCGGGCGACGAGCTTGGAACTGGCGCGCAGCTTGTCCAGTTCGACGGTTGAGAGGCAGAGCAGTCGAGCAGCGTCCTCGCGCGTTACGAACAGCGGCTCGACCTCGACGACGACCTCGGCGGCCTTCATGCCGCGACTCGCTGCTGCTCGGCAAGGTCGGCGATCGAGACGCCGAACGTGCCCGCGATGGCCGCCAGAACCGAGTGCGTCGCCACACCCGACCAGTCGGGACCAAAGGCCGCGTAGACCGTCGTGCGACCTACGCGAATCGTCTTGGATAGTTGGTTACGGTCACGGATTCCGTTGTCGTTGAGAATTTTTGCGACGTTTTCGGGAATCCAGCGCAGTTGATGTTTGGCTGGTGTCACCCGGCCGACGGTACACGAACTGTCTCGTTTTCGGGAACATCGGTGCGTTTACGGGAGTGTCGCAAGTGACTGCGAGACTGTCGGTATCGAGTGCTAGAGAGCGCGTGAGCCGAAATCGCCGCTGCTCAAGGGTTAAACATAGAAAATGGATACAGTTGCCGGAAGCATTGCCAAGTCCCGAAAACTGGACTACCCTGCCGATATCGGAACTCGCCCACACACGGGGGCGACGCCACGGGGGACGAAGGGAACACCTGGACACATGGACGACACCGAGAAGTCACTGGCTGCGGTGCTCGGATATCTAGTCGGTAGACCGCTGAAGCTGCGCGAGATTCTGGAAGCTCTCCAAATGTCCCGGTCGCGCTACTACGTGCAGATGGAGGAAGGCCGCCTAGCGAGCGCCGACAACCTGGTGCGCGCGGCAAATAACTTGGGAATCAACGAGGTTGACCTGCTCGCGCGGTTCAACGTCATTCGCGACGAGGCCGTGCTCGAATACGCGGAAGCACTGCAAGCGGGTGGCGCGACCCACCCCACGACGCCCCCGACCCGCGGGGAGGTGAAGACGACGACGAGCCCGGCCAAGCCAGCACGCAAGGGCCGTCGCAAAGTCTCTGACCTATCCGTGCGCGGCGGCGTCACGGGCTTGTAACCGATTCGTGACCAAAGTCATTTGTCCCAGATCTGGGACACTCTGTAAGGTCCGTTAGGTGACCTACGCAGCAACGCTCGTCGCCGTTCTGTCTCTCTTGATCCGCAAACGAGCGTGGCGCGTGCTAGGCGAGAATGGCGCCAACTTCGCAGTGCTGAATTTCGGCCTCGGCACCTACCTGATCAGCGAACAATGCAAGCTCGGCGAGCACCTATGGCGGGCAACCGGCTACGGATACCTCGACACGTTCGCCGGGCACCTCCTATGGCTCGGCGCCATCGTCGCCCTGCTACACCAGGCGCTCTACCGGCTCGCCGAACGTGACGAGCAAATCGAGATTTTCGACGCCCTGGTGCGGTGGCCGATCACGCTGCTAGTGCCACTCATGCTCAGCGCGATGTACATGTCGGGCGCGATGCGCCTGCAGCCGACCGTCGACATCACCCTCATGCCAACGGATGCCTCCGACTTGTGGATGCACGTCTACCTCATGCTGTGGCGCGGTGGCCTCGTCTACCTCACACTGCTGCTCGTCCGCGTGCTGTACGCCGTGCGCCGAACCGGCGGCGACGGCCCGCACGTCGTCGTCGACCTGTACCTCGCCGCCTGCTGGACCCTTGTCGGCAGCATCGCCCTGCGACTCGCGTCGAGTTGGGAGCCGCTCGCGCAGGCGCGCGATTGGGCGATCACCGGCCGGTGTGTAGTGGCGATCCTCGTCGCGGTGGCCGCCGCGGTGTCATGGCTCGGCAAGATGCGCGGATACCGCGGACTGCTGCGCGTCACTCGCACCTCTCGACGTCAGCGCCGGGCCGACACGCTGGAATCGCACCGGCAGCGCGTAAGGCCCCTCGACGACGCCCAGAGCGGCGAGGGCTGCTCGCGCGCCAACTAACGTCGACGTCGCGTGCGCATGTCGACGACCTCGGCGAGCGTGCCGCCGCCGGGCTCGGGCGCAGGCTCGTCGTTGACGACCAGGGCGCCGAGGTGGTCGAACGCCTGCCGGGCGAGGTCGAGGTCGACGTGTTGGTAAAGCTCGGTCGTCGACGCCTTGCTGTGCCCGATCGCCGCGGCGATGACGTGCCGGTCGACGCCGTAATGCAGCAGCAGCGTCGCCGTCGTGTGCCGGGCGCGGTGCAGCCCGTTGTTCTCGCCCTCGACGACGGGCACCTCGGCCGCCGCCAGTAGTGCGTGCCACGCCTCGCGGTCGCGGTTCGGGTCGAGCGGTCGGCCGTCGCGGTGATGCCACACGAGGCCGTGCGGGTTGGGCCAATGCGCAGTGGCGGCCTGGTGCTCGCGCAGCCGTGCGGCAAGCGGTGCAATCATCGGGAGCACGCGCAACCCGGCCTTGGTCTTGGGGCGCGTCAATACGAGCGACCTGTGCAGCACTTCATATTCGGTGCCCGGCGCAAGATCCCACCGACGCTCAGGGCACCAACCGGGGCGCACCTTGCCGCACGGCCACGCAGCCAGCTCGCCCGCTTCGTCGCGCAGCCGCTCGCCGCAGCCGTGCGCCTGCGACAACTGCTGCAACTGCCACGGCACGATCAGGCGCGCGTTGTCGTAGTCGACGCGATCCCAGGTCAGGCCGAGCAGTTCGCCCTCGCGGGCGCCGGTCAGAAACGCCGCCTGCCAGCGGGCCGCCAGCAGCGGTGCGCGGTCGTCGGCCGCCGCGTCGATCTGCTCGGCCTTGCTGAGGATGCGCTGCGCGACAGCGAGCGGGAACCCCTCGACCTCCGCGGCGAGGTGCGGGGGCTTCTTGACGCCCTCGCACGGGTTGCGGTCGAGGTAGTCGGGCACCGCATCCTTGAGCGCCGTTTTGAGCGCCTGGTGCGCCTTCTGTGCATTGCGCGACGAGCCGTGCGCAACCTTGCGCAGCATCGTGCGCACGTCGTCGCCCGTGAGCCGGTCGAGGCGCTTGTGCCCGATGTGCGGCTTGATGTACAGCCGGATGGCGCCCTCGTAATGCCGGTACGTTTTCTGCCGCACGTGGTCGCTGTGCACGTTCTCAAGCCAGTGGTCGAGGTAGTCGGCCAGCGTCATGCCGGGGCCGCGCTTCGGCGGGGCGCCCTTGGCGAGCGCGGCCTGCAGCTTGCGCAGCTTCTCGGCGGCCTCGCCACGGTCCTTCGCATAGACGTACTTCTGCTTGCGATCGCCCTCGGCGTCGTAGTACGACGCGCGTCCGACCCACAACTGCCGGGCCTCATTCCACTTGAGGCTGCCGTCGCCGTTCGCCGCCTTCGGTGCCGCCTTACGCTTGGTTGCCAATGTCTCGGGCTCCTATCCCTCGCCGATGCACTGGCAACTGTAGTGCACTCACGTGCACTCACGCGGTGCACTCACGCGGGTAGTTATGCCAGGTCAAACCGAGACCAATCGGCAAGGGATTCAGGGCATTTCGCCAGGTCGCGGCCTCCCAACTTAAAGACTTTTAATCCGCAGGTCCTAGGTTCGAGTCCTAGTGGGGGCACTGGTCAGAGGGGGTTTTCGTCCCGAGGTGCACTCACGGGTGCACTCACCGGGGCGCCCCATCGCCGCAGGCCGCTGTCGCACGCCGGGCCTACGCTCGGCCCGTGAGGCTCAGACCGACGCGCCGGGGTTGGGTCGAGGTAGCGCCCATGACGTGCACAAACGGGCACCGGCTCGCGCGTAACGCACTGGTCGGCGTGCAGCACTGCGACTGCGGCACGCTGCACCGCACGCACTGGTGCAAGACGTGCGGCGACACCACATACACGCCGCCGCTCGCCGACGGGTGCCGCAGCCGGGCGTTCGACGAGCGGTAGACGTGAGTGCACCGGCCGCCCCCGGCGTGAGTGCACCCGAGACACGAAAACGCCCCCGCCGGGTGATCGGCAGGGGCGTCGTCGGCGAGCTGGCTATGCGACGTCGAACAGGGTCAGCGGCTCGTCGTCGAGCACCTGGTCGTCGTCGAGCAGCGCGGCGGCCCAGCGGGTCAGCACCGTGTCGACCGGGCCGACGACCGGCGCCGCCTTGACGAACTTCTCACGCCACCGCAGCGCCCACTTGAGGCAATTGCTGCACGACTTGTGATCGCAGCCGGGCAGCGGGGCGTTCTTGCGGGCGTTGTACGACCAGCCCATCGAGTCGGCCGTCGTCAGCAGATCGCCGTACACCTTGAGGCCCAGCGACTTGACGCCGAACCCGTGCACTGGCAGGCCGGGATCGCGTGACAGGACGGCCTCAAACACGGCGCGGATCTCGTCGGTGTGCTGGCGACGGCACACGCTGCCGACGCCGACCAGCGGCACGCCGCCGAGGTCGACGCCCGCCTCGGCGTACATGTCCATGCAACGCAGGTAGTCCTCGACGGCGTAGCCCTGCAGCACGGGCATGAACGGCACCTCGGAGTCGCTCACGTCGGCCCAGCGGGCGACCAGATCGACGTAGTTCGCAACGGTGCGGCGCTGGTGCTCGGCGACGCTCAGGCCGGTCTTGGTGATCATGTCGGGCTCGCACATCCAGTCCTGCGGCGCCGCCCACTCAAGACGCCCGATCTGCTCGTCGTACCGCTTGACCGCGGCGACGTACTCGGCGGCCGTCGTCTGCCACCCGCCGAACATCGAAAGCTCGGAGAACCCGCCCGAATCGAGCGCCCACTTTTCAGCGGCGACCGGCAGGCCGGTGCGCAGCCGCATGAGGCGCCGGTGCGACACGAACAGCGGCACGCCAGCAGTGCGCAGCCACGACGGCTCATGCGTCCCGAGGTAAAAGTGTTCGTGCATTTCGTGGGCTCCTATCCCGTGGTGTTGAACCGTCAACAGCTTACGGCTCGATCTGTTGACCTGTCAACACTGCCGCGCCGAGACACGAAAACGCCCCCGCCGGAATCGACGGGGGCGCTTCTCGTTTCGCTCGACGCTAGTCGGCGACCTCGACCTCAACCTCGTTGCGCGGCCAGAGAAACAGCTCGATTGGCTTGCCACTGGACAGTTCCAGCGAGTAGAAGATCGCCGGTTTCGTCTCCATCGAGCCCATGACGTCGACGGCCTCGCCCTTGCGCACCGATACGACGCGCTTCGGTCCACCGTCCAGCGCCCGCCGACCGTACGGGCTGCCCACCCGATCGTTGACCAGCAGATCGCCCGCCGCCAGTTCGGCGGCCAGTTTCCTGACAATCATTTCGGCGCCCGCCTGCATCCGCGCTTGCACCGCTCGCCGCGCAGCGCGCCACAGCCGCCAGCGTGCCGCGGGCACGGCTCAGTCAGCGAGTGCTGCTCGGCCTGCAGCGCACGGGCCGCCGCGCGAGCCTCGGCGACGATCGTCGCACCGTTGATCACGAAGGGCGACAAGCCCTTTCTCGCCGTCGCGGTCACTTCGCCCGGTCCTGCTTGCCGCGGTACTTGCGAACGGTCAGCCGGTCGATACCGAGGCCGCGGGCGAGGCCCGCCTCGGTTGCGTCGTCCTCGACGGACAACATCACGAACAGGCGCGTGGCAGCGATAGCGGCCTCGTACTGCTCGCGGGCCTCATGCATCGCGTTACCGACGCTCTCGGCGTCGGCCTCGTCGACGAGGTACAGCGCGGCCGACTCGATCGCTGCGCGGCGTTCGTGCGCCCGCTCGGGGCCGGGGTACATTGCCTCGATCTGCTCGACCGTGTTCTCGTACCGGGCGACGTTCATTGCTGGGATCGTGCGGCGACGGCCGCCGACGTTGACTGCTAAACCTCGCGCCATCTGCGCGGCCTCCTGCTCGGACAACTGTCGGACTGTCATTGTGGGGGTGCTCATCTCGTTGGCTCCTATCCAATCGGGGTGTTGCACCGTCAACAATACGGGCGCCCTGTTGTCGCGTCAACAGAGACGCGAAAACGCCCCCCGCCGACGGATCGACGAGGGGCGTTCACGTGTTTGCCGAGAATCGGCGTTTGAGCGGATAAGTGCAGATCAGCGGTGGTGCTCGAGTCGCTCGCCGGCGTTAGCTACGACTTGAACCGTTTCGACAGTTGGTGCAGCGGGTCGATGCGCTCGGGCAGCAAGTTGAGCAGGTGCAGCGCCAGGCCGACGACGACGATCCGCGTCGACCACGGCCGCCGCGCGAGGTATCGGTCGACACCCTCACTCAGAAGCTCGTTCGGCGGGCAGGCCACCTCGTACGCGGCGACGCCGACACCCAACGCAAGCCAGGCCCGATCACTGCAACGCATCACAGCACCTCTATTCAGTTGTTGGTCGACTACACAATCCCGAGACGGGAAACCTCGCCGCCGCGCAGCAGGTACGTGAGTGCGCCCCGGCGGGCCTCGCCGCCGTTGCGCTCGCGGTACCAATCGCTGCCGCAGTCCATCGTCGGCGCGCACACGATCGTCTTGGTGGCGTGCATCTCGACGTTGCCGACATGCCAATGCCCGTGCTGCAGCACTTGCGCCGCCCCGGCGGGCTGGTTGTGTACGGCCTGCTTGGCGATCCAGTCGAGCGCCTTTCCGCGCGTGAACTGGTGCCCGTGCACGACGGTTACCACGCTGTCGCCGACCGGAACTGTCATTGAGCCAGACCAGGACTCAGGCACCCGAACCTCGACATGCCCGTACGCCTCGCCGTTGAGGGCCAGGCCGTCGCGCACAGCGATGGCTGCCTCGGTCGCCCACCCGTCGCCGGGCTTGGTGTTCCATTGCCGGTGCGCCTGGTCGTGATTGCCGTTCACGACGTCGAGCTTCACCTCGGGCGCCGCGCGGAATGTGTCGACGGCCTCAAGCATCAGACGCCGCAGCAGCCGGAACTGCTCGGTGATCGTCTCCTGCGTCAGCCAAGAGTTAGCACCCTTCTGCGCCGCCACACCCTCGATACAGTCGCCGGGCATCGAGATTTGAACGCCCGCAATGCCGAGCGGCGCCAGCGCCGCGAACTGCCGCCGGGCCGCGGCGAGCGACGACACGAACTGCTCGACAATCTGCTCGGTAGATCCGTCACGTGACCGCTTGCCAAGCTGCAGATCCGCGGCCTGAAACACGTACCAGTACGGCGATTCAGTCGCAGGCGTCTCGATCGTCGGCACCTTGCGGGCCTCGGCGATCAACGCCTCAAGTCCGGTCGTCCTGTCGACGTCGACCGGCTCACACCGCAGCCTGTACGCGGCGAGCCAACGCTCGTCGTACGTCTGCCAATGCGACTCGCGCAGCACCTCGACGATGCGCCACCGCTCGGGATCTTTCCCGACGCTGCGCAGAATCTCGGCGTACTCGATCGGTTGACCGGGCTCAGCCTCGACGTGACCCGTCTCGACGACGGCGCCGCGGTTGTCGAACTCGACCGACGGCCGGTACGGAACATCGGCCGCAGCGGGTGTGCTGAGGCGATCAGACAGAGACACGTGCGCCCCCTCGATGATGGTCGTTAACCAGCTCGCTGAAACGAGGCCGCTTGATGGTCAACGGGTTGTTTGGGTCGGCTGCGCAGGAACGCCAGAGCGCCGAGAGCGAGCCGCCCTCGGCGATCCAGCGATCGAACGTCACCCGGTCGGCCTCCTCGGCCTGGTCGAGCCAGCGGCACACGACGCACGCCGTCGACGGCGCCGCCGCCGCGGCAGGGTCGCCGAGCCTGTCAGCCAGGCTCACGCCTGCACCATCAGTTCAGCGGGTGGCACCGGCAGATCGGCCTTGCGATCCGTTACGCCCCAGACGATCACAGAGCGAATGTGCTCGACAGCGATCCGCAGCAGGTGCTTGGTCCGGTCGTGCTCGCTGCGCTCAGTGCCGAGCGCCGCCTCGACGCTTTCGAGCTTCTGCTCAAGCGTCGTGACGCGCACCGCCAGGGCCTCGTATGCGTCGGTGAACACGGCGAACGTGTCGCGGCGCCGGGCCAGCAGGCCGCCAGCGACGGCCGACAACACGCTAGATCCGGCGAGCATCCCGATAAGCTCGACCGTGCTCAGTGCCGCCTCGCCGCTCATGCGACGACCGCCGCGTGCTTGCCCGACTCGGGGGCCTGGTCGGCGCCCTTCGGGTCAGACGAGGTGCGGGTGTTGGTCGCAGCCAGCGCGCCACCGAGCAGAGCGACGATCGCCGCCATGAGCGGAGTCAGCGTGCTATCCGACGCCCAACCAAACCCGACGATGAACGCCTGCGCCGCGGGCAGCAGTCCGTACACCCAGCGCCGGAACCCGTCGCGGGTGTTGAAGAATGCAATCGCCGGGCTGGCGATGGCGAGCACCAGGCCGACGATCAGCTTCGCGTGATCCTCGCTGGCGATGTTCCATGTGACCATTGCGGTAACGGCGTACGGCGACAGCACGTGCACCTGCAGGCGCAGATCTTCCCACGTGCGGATACCGAGCCGATCCGCGGCGAACACACGCAGCGTCGCCAAAACCGTGCCCAACATGTGGGCGATCTTCCCAACGAGATTGCTCATTACCGCCCCCTTACGCCGCCATGCGACGCATGTGGTCGACGGCGTGCTCGTAGTAGGTGACGCCCGGCGTCCGCTCCCGCAGGTGGTACTCGATATGCGGGGCCGTCGCAGGCTTGCGGCCAATGAAGATCAGGCCGCGCACGATCGCCTCGACCGCGGCCGGGAAGTGCTGCAGCGGCGACTGCAGCATGGCGAGCACCTTCTGCACGATGTCGAACACGTCGAGGACACTGGACAGCCGCACCAGCTTGAAAATCGCTGTCATGTCCGCGCCCACAGCGTTATTCGGCACGTTGGCGTAAATGTCCATCGGGTCGAACTCGTCAACCCAGAAGCTCGGCGTGCCGACAATCAGCTTGTCGGCGATGCCGCGACCTTTGCCGTCAGATTCGCGCATCGGGTTGCCGAACGTCGCACCCGCCATCAGCTTGTGCGCCAGGTGCTTGAGACGGCCGGTGCGGAACTCCTGCAGCAGCAGCGAAACAAGCCACGCGCCTTGCGAATACCCGCACAGGGCGTAACCGTCGGGCACCTCCCGCGACGGCCGGGCCTCGGCCTGCAGTACGAGGCTCACGCCCTCGTCGACGCCGATATTCACGCTCGGTCCCATCGGCCACACCTTCGCCGGGTACTTGCCGATCGGCTGGAAGTAGTACAGATCTTCCATACGCCGCGCGAGGTCGGCCGGGTACCCGGTCCACATGTCGACGCCGGTCCCTTGCGCAGTCAGCAGCATGGGCTTGCTCACAGGGCACTCGCTCCCTTCCGCAGCACGCACTCGGAACCGGCCAGGGCGCACGACCCGTCGCCGCTGCCGCCGTCGGCGACGAGAACGCAAGGGCCACCGCCGGATGCGCACGACACCTTGACCGCCGGGGGCTGCGTCGGGGTCGTCGGCTTACCGGGGCCGTCGATCACACCGGCCTTAGCCAGCTCGTCGAGGTACTTCTTGGCGACGCCGACGAGGAACGGGTCGGGCTTGCCGTCGGGGGTCTGCCGAACGCCCCAGATCGTGCCCGCGGCAGCCGCGCGCACGTTGTCGATCGCCCACTGCTCGCCGCGCATCGCGCTGGCCTCGACGCGCTGGTCCCAACCGAATGCGTGCGCCGAGATTGCGCGGCCCGCAAAGGTATCCGACTCGGGGCCGGTCGCGTACATCGAACGATGCCCGAACACCTTGCGCAGTTCGCCGGTGTTGGGCGCTGCGAGCCAGCGCAGCAGGTCGAGCATTTCTCGCTGCTCAGCAGCGGTCAGTGCAGCCATGAAGTCATCGCCTCCGTCTGTGATCTTGAGTAGGTCAGCGCCCATTGCGAGGGCGCCGTTGTAGCGGTCGCGCCGGTTGTCGATCCCGGTCTGACCTCCGTTGACGTACTGCGTTGCACGCACCAGGTCGCGTGCGTCGGCCGCGTCGTTCATCGGGCGTTGCGTCGTCCAATACCAAGTGACGCCAACGAACCCGTAACGGTCGCTTGCCAATTCGTCGGGGTTGTCGACGAAATAGGTCGGCGTCGGGACGAGGCCCTTGCCGTGCGCCCACTGCGACAGCACCGTGTAGTTGTGTCGGCCGGTTACCTGGATAGGCCCGCGTCCGCGGAACCTGTAGCCATCGCCGGGCTGCGTGTTGCCGAGGTCGATACGGCCCTCGTAGCCCTTCTGCGCCTCGGTCGGCCCCCACAGTTCAGCCATGTACTTGAGGCCCACCGACTCATGCCCAACCTGCGCGCCCCACATGGCAATACGCGGCTCTGTGTTGCACTCGCACTCAGCGAGGCATTGCCGCACCGCGGGCAGCAGCGCCCGGTAACGGTCGAACGGAACCGAGCCGCCCATCAGACGCATGAGCGCGTCGGCGGCCTGCGCGTCGGGGTCGACCGGCGCCTCGGGGCCGCCCACCGCGTCGACGTCGGCGAACGCATAGCCCTTCGGCGGGATCAGCGACGCCACCTGGTCGAACGAGCACCAGTACCCTTGCGGCTGAAAACCGCTGTCGGCGATCCACACTGCGCGCGCAGCCGGGTTGTCGTCGTAGCCCATCGCGGCGACGTAGTGATAAACCGTGCCGCCGCCGTAGCGCGGGCTCACGCTGCCCTTGACGCCGCGCGGGTAGTTGTTCGGCGGGGCGACCCAATTCATCACCACGCCGTAACCGGCGTCGATCGAACGCTTGAGGTTGCGCCACAACGTGTCCCGCTGCGCAGCGTTCGGCGGGTCGTTCTCGATGTACACGGACGTGTACCGGGCGTCGGGCACCCGCAGGTCGAGCACCCGCTCGATCAGCCCGACGTAATCGGTGCCGCGCACCGTCGTGCCAATCTCACGGGCGAGGGTCGGCTCGTCGACGATCAGGCCGCGCGTGTTGAGCACGATCTGCGTCGCCGCCGGGCCGCACCAATAGCCAGTTTCCTGCGGCACGATCTTGCGGTCGTACGGCAATACCTTCTCAGCCATATTCAGTTGTCGCCCTTCGTGTTAGACGGGATCGCCGTAGGTGTGTGTCGGCGTGACGTCGATCGAGCCCGCAGCGTTGAGAGTCGCGCCGGGGTTGAGCGGCTTGCCGTACAGGAAAGTGCCGTCGGCCTTACGCACGCCGTAGTGAGTCACGGCGACGCCGCCGGGTATCGACATGTTGGTTGTCGCGCCGGTGCTCTTGGCCTTGCCGTCGTCGGCGCCGCCCGACACGATCGCCGTTGCGCCCCAAGTGAATGTCTTGCGGGCGTATCCCCCGCCGCTGATTTCACTCGCCCCGGTCGTGCCGGGGTCGGCGCTGTGCAGACTCAGCAGATTGCCCTGCGCCAGAATGGCGGCGAGCACGTCGAGCTTGAACTGATTCGTGGCAGCCACGAACAGCCTCCTATTCAGTTGTTTGCTGTGATTGGTCGCAGCGGCAGATCGCCGCAGCTCAGAGCCGGTGCTCGAGGTGCTCGCTGGCGTTAGCTACTGGTAGGCGCGCAACCACGCCTGACCTCGGGCGCCCGCGAAGCCCGCGGCGTTCCCGAAAATGCTGCCCTGCACGCTCGCCCCGCCAGCGCCGGGCGCTGTGCCGACACCCGAGCCGCCCGCCCCCGCGGTGTAGGTCTGTCCGTTGAGGGTCTGAGTTTGAGGCGACGGCGTAAAGCCATTCCGTTGACCATTGCCCCAACCGGCGCCGCCAGTACCACCCGCAGCGGTCAGCGTCCCGGCGCCCGCAGCAGTCGCGGTCGTATCGCCGCCATTGGCGCCGTTGATCGCGCCGCCGATCCCGCCACCCCCGCCGTTACCGCCGTTGCCGACAACGCCGGTGATCGCCGTTGCAGTCCACGGGAAGTCGACGCCGCGAACGAGCGTTACGACGAGCCACAGCCCCGCAGCCCCGGCCGTGCCAGGAAGGATCAAGCTGCCGTTGCCGCCGCCACCGCCCGCGCCGAGCAGCACAACGTCGACGTAGTACGCCCACCACGGGACCGGGAACGAGTACGCCCCAACCGTCGTGAACGTCTGCGCCGTCGGCCCGTTCGTCGGGAACCGGCTCGACGCTTCCGCGCCGCTCAGCGAGCTGGCTGTCGCCGTGATCTTGACGAGAGCCGCCGCGGTCGTCGTCGAGGTGTTCAGCGCGGCGGCAACGGCCCTGACGACCGCTGTCGACGCCCAGGTGCTCGACGACGCCGCGGGCGCCTGCGCAGCGAGCCGAACGGCTGCCGAGGCGCTAGAGGCGCTCACGCTCGCCGCGGGGGCCGTCACCCTCAGCAGTGCCGCAGCGTCGGCGTACGACACGCTGAGAGCCGCTGCTGTGTTCCGTATGGCGACGGCCGCCTCGGTGTGCGAGACGGACAGCGCCGCAGCCAGTTCGTGCACGATCGGCCGCCACCCGACCACCTCGACGGGGGCCGCTGGTGCCGGGGGCGTTGTTGACCACCCAACATCTTGACGGCCGCCCGTCGGAGGGTCCGGTGTCCAGCCGGTCACGCGAGGCTCCGGTTAAGCAGGATCGCCGTAAACCACGTCCTGCTTCCCCCTGCGTCGCCAACGATCGTGTTCGTTGCGTTGTTGTAAACGCCCGGCTGAATCACGTCGCCGACCTCGCAGTACAGCGGCATTCCCCCGCCGCCAAGGCTTTTCACCGGGTACACCACGACGTTGTTGCCGCCGGTTTGTATGCCTTTGTGCACAGTGTCAGCCGAGGACACGACCACGCCGCGGCGGTAAAGGAGGATCGTCCATTGCCGCTCAACGCCACTGTTGCCCGCCCCGTCTAACGCGCTGCCGAACTCGACGCGCTGCCCGAACATGTACCACCCTTCGGTGCCGATCGTCAGCGATTGAGTAGCCGGATTCCATTGCATGTCAGGCGTAATGCGGTCGATCGTGTCGAGGCAGTTCGCTGGTAACGGCCCGTTGCCATTGCCCTTATTGACGCCGCTCGTTGACGCTCGGTAGGCCCGAAAGCCCACGCCGCGAGTCGGGTTGGGCGCGTTGTCGTTGGCTGCGAACACGCTCACACTGCCGGGCGTGCCTTGACCGCCGCCGCGGCCTGCGGCCTCAAACGCGAGGCCGACCTTGCGGAACTGCTCGCCGACCTGCGACACGTTGCCGGTGTCCGTTGCGCCGCCGACCACTTGACTGTTCACCTGCAGTTGGAACACACGCACGCCGCCGCTCGTACCGCCGCGAAAACGGATCAGCGAGCCCGCGGGGGCGCTGAAACCGATATCCGAGCCGAGCAGCGTCGTGACACCGTTGACGACGACGCCGATCCGGCAGCGCGAATACCCGACGCGCGCAAACACGTACGTGTCACCGGCCGCATTCGCACGCCCGATCAGATAGTTGTACGTCGGCATGAACAGGCCGAACGCCTCATCTTCGGGCCGCCGCGGCATCACCATTGCGACCTCGAAATAGTCGCTCAGAAGCTCGTCGACGTTGTATAGGTAGATCTCGGACGCGCTACTGCTACCCGCGTCCTGCCAGTCGAGAGCACCCCTAACCGTGGCAATGCCACCGTTGCCACTCTTGCTCACGCGAGTGAATACCGTTGGCGCGTCGGGTGAGTCGGGCCACTCGCCGACGTTGACGAGGATCTTCTTACCCGAGTTGTTGTTGCCCTGCTGCTCGGACTGCAAAGCGGCCAGCGCGGCGTTCGCGTCGGCGATGTTCGCCTGCATACCGCGCAGCGCGTCGAACAGGTCGAACACGCCGAACCCGTTGCCGATCAGGTTGCCTGCGCCGCGCACCGCGTTGTCGATGATCCCGCCGAGGTCGCCGATCAGGCCGTTGACCTGACCCTGCCCGATCGGCGGCATGTCGCCGATGTTCCGCAGCTTGGATGCGTCGAACAGACCAAACGGGTTGAAGTGCTGCAGCCGGTCGATGATCGACGCAATGGTGCCGCCGACACCGCCCGCGACGCCGTTAAGCAACTGCTGCCATTGCGTATTCAGGAAGTTGGCGAGGTTCGCCGCGGCCTGCTGCGCGGCGCCGAGCGCGTTAGCCAGCTCGCCCGCGAGGCCTTCCACGAAATTGATCTGCAGCTTGTTCGATCCGAGACTCGCAAACAGGTCGTCATAGAACACCCGCCCGGCCGTCGCGCCGTCGTTGACGACCAGGCGCACGCGCACGTTGTCGACGCCGCTCGCGGGCACCGTGTACTGCCCCTTGCATTCCTGCCAGGACGTGACCGTGCCTCCGGTGGTCGGCATCATCTTGATATCGACGCGATGCTCACCGGCCGTCCCGTACGTCATCAGGCCAATGCCGATCGAACCGGCCGCCGCGGACAGGTTCGCCCACCGCATCCAACCGCCGACGTCGAGCTTCTGACCGGGCTTGACCGGCACCAGGTCGATGCTCAGTAGTTCGCGGATCGTGCCGTTAGCGTCGGTGCGCGCCGACGCCGGGGCTGAGCGGTACGTCGAGGTGTCGCGCACCCAGATTGCCGCCGGGTCGTCGATGGCGATTGCGTCGGTAAACGAGCCGTTGGGCAGCAGGTTCGGCGACTCAGCGACAATCGAGCCGAGCGGGATCTGCGCGAGCCGCCGCGGGTCGATCAGGCCGAACACGGTTTGTCCGACCCACCCGGCCAGTTGCTCGATCGTGTGCAGCGGGCCGCTCGCCCACCCGAAGATCTTGCCCAGCGTTTCCAGCAGTTGCGCCGGGTCGAGCGCGCCCTTGATCAGATCGCCGAGGCTCGTTACGAGCGCGAGCGGCGATGACAGGTCGAGGCCCGTCAGCATCTTGAGGCCGTCGAGCCACTGGCGCCAGATCGCTTCGGCGTCGAGCTTCGGCAGCTTCGCAGGCTCGGCGAAGATCGACCGCATGGGATCGCGGTCGATCATTAGCGCCTGCCGGTCAAAGGTATGCGGCACTTACTTGCCTCCCGCCTTCACCATTTCGTTGAGCCACGCCGACTCAGCGGTCAGCCACTCGATTTGCGTCTCGGAAACGGCGCCGGTGCCGACGAACTCGCGCCACTCGTACTCGTCGACGCGCAGCGGCAGGTGCTCGGCCGCCTTCGGCGGTAGCTCCGTCCACGGCACCTCACGCTCGCTGTACTCAGTGAGCGTGAGGCCGTCGAACCCGGCCGCCTTCTCGAACGACTCGCGGGTCAGCCACCGCAGCACCTCGACGTCGGCGCCCGGCTCAATTGGGATGATCGTGCGGTAACTCTTGGTGTACGGCATGGTGACTAGCTCCCTTGTGGGACAACGAGAATCGACAACTGCGCGCCCTTGCGGTTGAAGATGTAGGCGCCGAGCAGGCCGTCGTTGTACAGGTTGACGTTGATCGTGGCCTGCTGACCGGCGGCCACAGTTGCGATCCCGTTGTCGGGTGCAATCGCCGCGGCGGGGTCAGCGGTCGTCGAGTAGTGCGGCAGAATGTTCGTCCACGAAGCGATGTTGCCGAACCCGCGGCCGATCAGTTCGCCGCTCGTCGGATTGCCGAGACGCACCTCGCAGCCGATCGTCAGCGGGTCGGCGTCCAGTTCCAGCCCAAAGGCTTTCAGGTGCCCGGTGACGTACGGCGTCCACGCGAAGTCCTGTGCCTCGATCGTGTACTGCAGGATGCTCTGCCGCTGCGCCAGGCCAGTGAACGGCGTAAACGCAGCCTCGGGAACGGAATACAGCCGCGGGTGCTTGTTCACGAAGTCGGACGGCACCCACTTGCCCTTTACTGCCGACCAGACAATCGACATGCCATCCTCGGGCGGGCGACTGTTGTCGTAGTCGGGGGCGCCGGTGATGTTCGTCGACGGGCCGACAGGCCCCTGCGGTGCGAGCAGCCGGAACTTGAGGTGAGGATGCAGCGAAGTGCCGGAGGGGATTACCTCATCCTTGACGCCGGGGCCGCGCTCGGCCATCGGGATTGTCTCGCACTCGAAAGTGATCTGCGGCGTCGCGCCGGGAGGCCCCGCCGGGCCGGGCCGCACCATCTGAAACTGGTTGCCGGTCCAGACGTAGACGACGCTGCCGATCCACCAGCCCTTGCCCTTGTCGTCAGGGCCTAGCTCGTCTTGAATCCTGACCAGCTCTGTCGGCGATTCCAGCGGCGGCCACTGCAAGTCGACCAGCGGGGCCGGGTCGCCCTTGTCGCCCTTCGGGCCGACCAGGACGTCGGTCGTGATGACCGCCTCGCCATCGACCATTTCCATAGTCGCCGACATACCGCCGGGCGTGTGCCCGTCGCCGACGATGCCGTACCAGGTCGCAGACAGTAGCGTCTGAAACAACGCGACCGCATCACCCGTGAGCCGCTGCGGAAGCTCGGCCATGAAGTGCTCCTATTCAGTTGTTAGCCGACCCGCAGCCGCGCCGCAGGTCAGAGTATGAATCCGGCCCTTTGCCGGCGTTAGCTGGTCGCGGGCTCGTCGTCGTCGAAAACGATCGACGTTTCGGTGTGCCACGGCGTGCGGGCGTCGAGGTCGACGTCCTGGTCCTCGGCGGCGACCACGGGTGCGCCAGTCGCCCGCCGGATGAACTCAGCGCGGGCCGCCGCGGACAGGTGCGGCAGATCGTCGAGCGTGGCGCCGTGCAGTTCGTCCTCGATCGTGTCCTCGGCGTCGATCGGCACCCACTCGACCGCATCCTCGACGACGCCGGGCGTCAGCGGCATACGTCGCTTCTTGATGACGGCCCGTGCAGGGTCGACGACACAACCTGCGCGTGCCAAGTGAAACGCGATCACTGGCAACAGGAAACGCACGTCGTATCGCCGACCCTGACTGTCGATCGGATACTGCAGGGCCTCGGCAATGTCGTACATCGCGTCGGCCGTCGAGTTGACGCCCGGCACGTGCTCGGGCACCTCTGGCTGCGGCGGCAAGGTTGGCAGTTCCACTAGAACAAATCCCCCGATCCGAACAACATGCCCAGCGCAGACCAGAACGCCGAGACTGACCGCGCCACTTGGGCTAGGCCGCTTTCCGATTCCGAATCGTCACCGATCGACAAGTCGTACGTCTTGGGCGTCGTCTCGTCGTAGTGCAGCTTGAGGGCCGTCACTTGGTCGGTGTGATAGATCCGGTCAATTTCAAAGTGGCACCGCGTGCCGAGGTCGAAGTCGTAGAACAGCGTGTGCTGCCCACCATTTCGCACCGACACCTTGAACGCCGAGTACGGGCGCGTCTTGTGGTGACCCTCGGCGAGCGTCATCGCCGACGACACTGTGTACGCCGTACCGCTCCCCTGCTCGAAATGTTCCAGGTATCCGTATGGCCCAGATGCCAAGGCGCGCAACGGATCTGTTACCTGGATGAACGCGAGCAGCATATTGTCGGCCTGCCCCTGGTAGACCTCCTCAAGTCCCGAGCTACCTGGTTGCTGATACGCACCGGCCGGGCCAGCCGAGATGACGGCCGAAAGTTGGCTCAGCGCATACTTAATCAGGAAGGTCTGAGTTTGGTTGACCCAGCCAGGGCTCTTACCGCCGGTGAGAATTTTCGACGCTTTCGCGCGAAACATGCTGTGCTCAGCGGAGATAATTGCCGACTGTTCGGTGTCCCGAAACACGATATCGGGCACCGGGGGTGCCATACCCAGCAGCTTGCGGATGAACGGATCGGCCACGCCGTCGCCGTCACGGTCGACGAAAACGAGCTGGCTCAGGATGTTATCTGCCGATACCGCAAGCAGATCCAGCGCGCCATCCAGTGCTGTGCCCGTAATCCCGCGGGTGCCTGACATGTCCTCAACTGCCAGAACGATGCAGTTACGAGTCGGCCGCGCGAGCTTCTCGCCGACCAGTAGCGCAAGCTCGGGGTGCGGGCTGTCCTCGTCCTCTGTCAGCCATGTGTACGCACGAACGTGGCACCCGGCGTACTTGAGCAGGGCGTCGCACACGTCGTGCGCGTTCGACCACCTCGCCATGAGCACGCTCAGGCGCGAACGGTCAAACACCGGATTGACGAACTGCATTTGCACGGGCCAGTTCAAAGGGTTGAGGTTCAACACATTTGACGCTTCGCCGATCCATGCGCCAGGGTTGGTTACCTGCGTCGGCAGAGCCAGCAGCGGGCAGTAGTTCCGTGCCAGGTTGATGAACCCGGTCGTAAACGTAATCGTCCGCGTGTTGCCCGGCAGCAGCCAGGCGCGCAACGGCTGGACCTCGGGGGCGCTGAACGGCGTCGCACCGAACAGCAGTTTTTTCCAGTGCTCCCGATTGTGCGCGCACTCCAAAGTCACTGTGCGCTGCCCGTTTTCGTTACGGGCGACACGCACGTTGGTGACCTTCGCGCCCCACCGCCACCGCCACGACCGGCGATGCGGGTAGGGGTCGATCGTGATGTGCAGATCCTCGTCTTTACGGACGTCCGACCGCATGAACTCGACGAGCCAGTCGTCGCCGCGCAGCACAATGTCGCCCTGCCCGGTGTCGTGCAGCATTTCCTCGGCGTCGACAGCCTTCTCTGCCGCTACGGTGCCGATGTACTTCATGTGCTTGTCCCACAAGCGGATAAGCGGCTTCTCGCGGGCCTCGGCGTCGATTACCTCGCGCTTGAGGTCGAGGTACCGAAACGCCTCGATCGGATTCTTGATCGGATCAGGTACGCCGTTGGCGCCGACAGTCGGCGGCACCCACAACTTGCCCGCCATCACGACCACGCCATGCGGTAGTGCTGCGGCATGATGCACGTAACCGACCCGTTCGGGTTGTCGTGCGACACCTTGATATGCGCGATGGTCCGCGGCGGGATCTTCCCGTCGAACCCGATACCGCCGGGAATCCGGCGCTGCGCCGGGAGCCGTGCGGCCGTAACGTCGTGCAGCAGAAGGTCGATCAGTTGCGAGCCCCGCAGATACTTGTAGAGCTGGCTGTCAACCGGGTCTTTCTCGGTTGTGATCGTCCGCTTAGTCGGATCGGTGTCGACCATCATGTAACTGCCGTCGGTCGCATACAGCTTGGGCAGCTTGACGATCGGGCCGTCGTTGCCGTCCTGAATCGTCGCCTCGCCGGTGCCCCGAACGAGGTACTTCGGCCACGCCTCCCACGTGCCGCGGTTCGCAATCGCGATCGAGCCCTGCGCGCGACCCTTGTTGGCGACGAGGTTCGTCAGGTCGGCTTTCCACGCCTTCGTCAGCGTCCGCTTGGCGTAGAACGGCCAGGGCGCGTGCAGCGTCATGTTCCACTGCATCGTGTTGTTGTCGTTGCCCGTCGGGTCAATCGTCAGTGACGTTTTGGACGCCTCGCCGAGCAGCACCGCCAGCCACCGCCAGCCGTGCGTGCGGGTGAACGAGCCGAGGAAACCGGGCACCGTCTCAGACCACGACGACCACCAAGAGTCCTCGATCAGCCGGTACGAGAACGGGTTTGGTTCCTCGATCCGTTCGGCGTTGCCGTTCGGCTGCACCACGACGCCGAGGTTGATCGTGCGTTTCTTGTAGTTGATGCGTTCGGGCTTCTCGCCGATCGTGTACGCCCCACCGGAGTACAGAATCTCGAACTCGGGTTGCATGACGCCCTCAAGCTCGCGCTGCAGGGCGACGCCCTCACGGCCGCGGCCAGGCCCGGCAAGGTGCCAGATCTTGTTATTGCTCGGATGGACGTAAACCCACTTGGTCAACGTCGACCGCAGGTACTCACCATTGCGGCCGAGGTCGGCCCAGTTCGTCATGCGCCGCCACGACGGATGCGCCGGATTCTCAGGCCCGTAGATCGGATTGCCGTAGGCGTCGTCTGTGTACTTCGGCGGGTCGAGCCAGAAATCGTCGTGAATGCCAGTGCCCGTCACGGCTCAATCACCCCGTATTCAGTTGTCAAAGTTTGTTTGCTGGCTAGGCGGGCCGCCGCAGGTCAAAGACCAGATCGGCGGCCCGCCGGCCGTTAGCTACCGCGCGCTTAGGTGTAGCGCCTGCGGCTATTCATCTCGCTGCGCATTTCGGTGCGCAGCGCGGCGGGGTCCATTCCGACGTTGCCGTTGAAATTGACGTCTCCACCGCCCTGACCGCCGCCCTGGTCGCCGCCCTGCGACTGCTGCTGTGCAGCCGGTGCGAACGCACTCATGGCGTTGACAGCGCCCTCGACGAGCGAGCCGCCGCCTGCGGTTGCCGGGTTGAACTGACCAGGCGCCAGCGCCGGGCTGCCGCTCTGCGGTTGCCACCCGGCCGCGTCGTCGACGACGCCGGGAAGCGCAGAGAGCAGACCGCCGAGGCCCACACTGTCGGCCGCACCGGAAACGAACCCACCGGGCTGCTGAGCGCCCTCGGAGCCACCGCCCGAGAGCAGCCCGCCGAAGTAGTTCACGCCAGCCATAAGCGACTTAATCGTCGGCCACTCAAGCGGATTGCTAAACAGCGATCCGTCGAGGCCGATCGACTCAAGCACGCCAGAGACGAACGTCTTGCCGAAGTCAGCACCCGACAGGCCGCCCTCGCTCGACGATGCCGAGCCCTTGGAGGGCTTGCCCCTGGTGCGTAGTTCGGTGTCGGCGTTCTCTGCCTCAGTGAGCTTGTTGTGCGCCTTGGTCTGCCGCTCCTTCGCGTCGGCCAGTTCACGGTTAGCGACGTCGAGCGAGTGCTGAGCGTCGGCCGTGTCCTTACCGGCAGCCTTCAGTTCATCGAGCCGCCGCTGCGCCTTGTCACGGGCGTACGTGCGGTCGTCGACGCTCTGGTCGGCGTTCTTGGCAGACGTGCGGGCGTTGTCGACACGGGTCGACGAGGCGCTCAGTTGCGACGCCGTTGCCGGGCTGTACGAGCCGCTGCCGCCGCTCGCGCTGGTGCTCGACCCGATCGTCGGGGCGCCCCCGTCGAGGCCGCTAAACGCCTCGGGAGGCAAGTGCATCCGGCTGGTGAACATCGAATCGGCCGCCCCCGCAGCGGAACCGCCGAATTGGCCGTTACCGCGGGCGCCGCCCATTTCAAAGTTCGTCCCGTCAGGCAGCGTCGCGGCCGTGTGACCGCCACCCTTCCCGCCGTTGTACCAACCGACACTCAGCGACCCTTGCGGGCCGATGCCGGGCTTGAACCCACGCGCAGCCAGCTCGCTGTCCATCGTCGCCGTAGCGAAACGAGAACCGAACGGGTCGCGGCCGGTCGCATAGTTGGCGATCGCCGACACAGCGCCCGAGCAGTCGCCCCAATTGACGCCGCCCCACTTGTACGGCTGTCCCTCGACACCGCGTGCGAAGCCCACCAACTGACTCGCCGAAACGAGCCCGCCGTCGGCGAACCGAGGCAGCAGCGCCTTGAGCATGTCGTACACCGGCACCCCGGCGTTGATCGCCGCCAGCAGAGGCAGGTTGCCCTCGGTCGCGCGAGCGTTGGTGACGTACTCACCGTTCGCAACACGGACCATCGCCGGGAACCCGAGAATGCTGTCGCTTGTCCCGGTACCGGGGCCGCGGATCTGACCGCCGTTCGCGTACCCAGCCATGACCCGGCCGCCGGTCGCCCCGCCGTCGAGGCCGAGGAACCCGAGCACCTTGCCGCCCGCGCCCTTGAGCGCGTCGGTAACGGTGCCAATGCCGCCCACGATCTTGTCCCAGATACCGCCGATAGACGACCAGACAGACGTCACAACGTCTTTCACGGCGTTGAACGCCGTCACGATGCCGTCCTTGAACACCCCGACGCCCTTGCCCACCTTGTCGAGCGCCGTAGTGAATGCGTCCCACACGATCTTTGCGCCAGCCCAGAAGGTTTCGACGGCACCCTTAATGGCGTTGAACGCAGGCACCGCGACGTTGCGCCACAGCCACCCGATCTTGTCGCCGACCCAGCCGATTGCCTCGATAGCAGCCGACCAGACCGCCTTAGATACGTTCCACCACGTCGAGATTGCCGCCACGATGCCGTCGAACGCAGGCACGACGACATTCGTCCACAACCACCCGATGATGCTGCCCAGCGCCTTGAGCGCGCCGATAGCGGCGTTAAACTGCAGCTTGGCGACGGCCATCCACAACCGGCCGAGCCATTCGACCGCGGGCTGAACGAACTTCCACACCTTGCTGACAGCCTCGCTCAGCGCCGAAAACGCCTCGCGGCCAATGGCGCCGAGCTTGGACAGGCCAGGCCCGAGCGTCTCCCACGCCTTGCCGATCGTCGTCTTGAGCCATTCCCACACGGTCAGAGCCGTGGTCTTAATCCCGGTCCAGATCTTGTCCCAGAGCTTGCGACCCGTCTCCGTCTTGGTGAAAAACGCCCAAAGCGCAACGCCGACAGCGACAACCGCGGCAATGATGATGCCAATAGGGTTAGCGGTGAGCGCAGCGTTGAACAACCATTGCGCCGCAGTGACGACCTTCGTCGCCGCCGCCTGCGCACGCAGGGCGATAGCCGAGCCGATCGACGCGAGACGCCCACGACCGTTAGCAGCCGCCGAAGCGTTCGCCGCGGTCGCATTCTGGATCTGCGCAACGCTATTCGTGCCCAGCGCCGCCGAGAGTTGCGTCATCGCCGCCGCCTGACCGCGGATGGCCTGCGTCTGCGCCAGGATCAACGGAGCGTTGACCGCGCGCATAAAGCTGTTGAACGTCGTCACGATCGGGCCAAGCGTCTGACCCACCGCACGCAGCCCGACGAACGCGAGCACCAGGCCGCCGATCGTCGGAACCGCCCATGAGGCGTTATCGGCGACGTACCGCAGCACGCTGGCGAGCACCTGCAGGGCAGGCGTCAACACGGACGAAATGACCTCGGGGCCAACCGAAACGATCGCCTGACCGAATGCGCCCATCGTCTGACCGAACGCCTGCAGCGCCGGGCCAGCAGACTGCAGCGCCGGGCCGATCTGCTGCACAGAGTCAGTGATCGACTGCAGCGCGTCCGAACGGCCCTCGCCGGTCGTCAGACCCTTGACCGTCTCGACGAGCCGCTGCATGAACCCGATACCGCGCTCGATGCCGCCGTTGTCGAGCCAGGCCGTGATCTTGTTACCCAGATCCGTTGCCCACGGCCCGATAATCGCCGTCAACTGCTCGGTGTACGGCTTGATCGACGCCGTGATCTTGTCGAACGCGCCGGTAAACGCGATCGTCAGCGGCGACACGGCCGCGAAGATCGGCCCAGCCAGCTCGGCGCCGAAACGCGAATAGGACGCCTTGAGGTTCGACAACTGACCGCGGATGCTGCCGCCCATGTTCTGCGCGGCGCCGCCGATCCGTTCGGCAATGACCCGCTGGAATGTCGCAGCGTCGACCTTGCCCTTTTCGACCATCTTGGAAAGTTCTTCGCCGCTGACCTTGTATTCCTCCTGCAGCCAGGTGAATACGGGCAGGCCGCGGTCGGCCAGCATGTTGAGGTCGCCGGTAAACGCCTTACCCGACGTCTGCACCTTGTTGAAGATGGCGCCCATGTCGGCCAGCGAGGTGCCAGCGATCGCCGCGGTATCCGCGGTCAGCGTGAGGTACTGCGTCAACCGATCGCCGGGCTCGATGCCAGCAGCCACCGCCGAGGCAGCGGTCGTCGCCGCCTGGTCGAGCCCGAACGCCGTACCCTTGACCGCGGCCAGGGCGTTGTCCATGATCGACTGCACTTTCTCAGTGCTGTTGCCGAGGCCCTGCAGCTTGAATTTCGCGTCATCAATCGCCGTGAGGCGAGACAGACCGGAGTGCAGCGCGCCAGCGATACCCGCGGCGGCGACAGTGCCGCCGACGACCGCCGTCGCCTTGAGGCCGGTCGCAATCATGCTGCCGACGTTGCGGCCCAACTGCATTGCGCCGTTGCCCAGATTCGATGCCAGTTGCGAGCCGAGCCCGCGGCCGATATCGGCCGACTGCAGCCCGGCGTTTACTTCATTGCCCGCCTGTTGCCCCACAGAACGAGCACCGTCGGCCCGCAGGAAGCGGCCAATGCCACCCCCACGGGCCGACGAGTCGATCCCGGCCTGAACGTCGCGGCCCGCCCGACGGCCCGCCTCAGCGGCGCCGCGGGTGTCAAACTTGGGCTGCAGCGTCAGATCCTTTTCGGCACCCCTCATAGCCGAGCGGATGCCGGGAACGAGCTTGCTCGTCTCGGGCAGAACGGTGAGGTAATACGTTGCGGACATTTACGCCCCCTTGCTCTTGCCCTTGTGCTTTTCACGCCAACGCTTTTCGCGCTCGGCGCGCATTTCCAGAAACTTGCCGACCGTCGTCTTGGTTGCGACCGTCGAGCCCACAGCCACGTAATCGCTGTCGTTGGGCTTGTCCTCATCGCCGGGCCGCGGGAGCGGCGTCGGCACGTGCCGCGGGTTGTCCTTAGTCGCATCCTCGGTGCGCTGCCAGATGATCACCCGCAGCGCGTCGACCGCGTGCGCAAGCAGGTAATCGGTTGTATTCCAGCCCTTTTCAAAGGCATGGAATATCGCCGTATTCGGCGGGGCCGCGTAGATGAATGCGTAAAGGTCGTCCCACGTCAGCGTGCCGTCGTCGAACTCGCGCCCGGCGACGATCAAGTCACGCCGTACGGCGTCCTCTACCTGCCGGATCGCCGCGCAGACCTGCGAGATTTTCCCTCGATCAACCCGCCGTCCTTGCCCCACGCCTCCACGAAGTCGTTCCACGGCTTCTCGGCGAGGCTGTCGAGGATTTCGAGAGCCCGCTCGCTGCAGTGCTTCTCGATCAGAGCGAACGTGCGCTCAAGATCCGACAGGTGCGCGTGCGTGCGAATCCATCCCGGCGGGGGCTTGCGCAGGCACCGCTTGACGGCGATCGTCGCGCCCTCGGGGAAGTCGGCGACGCCGTACTCGGGGTCGAAGTCCTCGGCGTCGAACTTGCCGACGAACAACTCGGTGCCCTCGTCGTACTCGTCGGCCCATTCCTCGGCGATGCTCGCCTGCTCGTCGGCGGGCGCCTCGATGGCCTCCGCGGTGTCGTCGTCGAGCACCTGGTCGTCGTCTGCGGTCGTGGTCTTGCTCTTGGCGGTTGCCATAGTCGTGCCTTTCCTGGTGTTGTTTCCTGGTGTGTCCCTGGTGTTTTCCTGCAGAGGTGAAAGCACCCCGCGCGCCCACCAGGAATAGCGCGCGGGGTGCCGGTCTAAGGGGTGCTGCGCGGCGGCGTGGCCGATCCGGCCGACTCAAGTTGCCGCGCAGCGGGTGTCGCCGAGGCGACTAGGCAGCGATGACCTGACCGTCGTCGCTGTACTGGATGACGTGGTTACCGTCGGTGCCCTTCAGCACCTTGAACGTCGGCTCGAAAGCCATCGGCTCGTTGTGAACGAGCTTGATATCGGCCAGGCCGGAAAGCTGCGCGATCTGCGCCACCTGACGGATGATCTTGTCCTCGTACACGGAATCGAGCACCAGGCTGCAACGCTTCGGCAGCTTGGAGTTGATGAGCACCTTCATGCGGGCGCCGTGCGCCTGCGTCGCCGCCGCGGTCGAGACGTTGCCCGCCCCGAAGATCGCCGCATTGACCTCGGGCGAGAGCACCTGAAACAGCGACATGCTGTACTCGATGGCGAACTTGTCGCGCAGCGCGCCGATTTCGTCGCCGCCCCACACCTCGATGGGCTTGGTCTGGCTGTCGATCTTCACGGTGACACCCGCGGCCGACACAAAGCCCAGGTTCTTGAAAGCGTCGGCGAGCGGCTCGTCGACGTCCTCGGGCAGCGCGGTACCGAACGGTGCGAACCACAGGCCGCCGACCGTTTCGAGGTCCGACGGCGAGGCCGCGAACACCTTGCTGGAATCGCCGTACGCCGTCTGAACGGGTCCGGTCATGTGTGTTACTCCTATCTGCCCGCACGCGGGCACTGTGAACACCCCCGAACCCGCTGGTACGGAGGGAGATTGCCTGGTGTTGGTTTTGCTGAGAATCGAGCGCACAGCGCGTCGCCGCAGGTCAGCGGTGGTGCTCGAGGATTTCGCCGGCGTTAGCTAGCCGGGTCGCAGGCCGATCGTCCAGAACACGGCAGACTGCTTGCCTGCCATCGGCACGTCGGGGTCGTCGAGGTCGCCGGGGCCGTAATGATGCGTGGCTGCGGTGATCCACACCTCGCCCTCGTCGGGCACGACGACCTTGCGGTGCCCGGCGTGCAGCATCAGCCGGTGCAGCAGATCCGCGTTGCGCTCCAACCGCACGTAATCGGTGTCGAACACCCGCACGCGGATCAGGAAGTCGCCGAGGAACACTCGCGTGTTCGTGCCAGGCCGCGACACCAGCGCGTATGACGTCGGCTTGCCCTTTGGGGGCTCGTAACCGACAGGCAGCGGGTTGCCGCGCGCAGCCAGCTCGTCGAGCAGGTACCGGCGGGCCGCCGCAGTCGGCGGGACCGGGGGCAGTAGCACCGTCATAGGCGCGGCCCCTGCTCTGCCGAGAGTTGCATCAGCGGCGCCGTTTTCGCCTCGGCTCGGATCGCCTTGCCCGACTCGGCTCGCACGTGCACGCGCACGCGGTCTTTGTCGTCGGACACCTCGACCTCGTACCCGCCGGGGTCACCGGCGAGGGCGCCTGCCTTGGCGGCAAGCTCGCGGCCGATCTTCTCGCACTCGGCGCGGACGCCGGGCAGCTTGCGGATCTTGCGGTGCTCGCTGAACGGCAGATCGAGCGGCTTATACGCCATCGTCGGCCCCCTCGTCGTCGTCCTGGTCGTCGTCGACGGCGTGCTGCACGACCCGCCGCAGCGTGACGAGGTAACCCGGCGTGAACCCGAACGGGCCGCCGTTGTAGTCCTCGACGTCGCCGTGCACCGTGAACTCGCGGCCGTGCCAGTCGATTACGACCGAACCGTGCGGCCAGTCGTAGTCGGGCGTCGCCATGCTGTACTCAGTGATCAGCCGGTCGGCCAGGGCCGCCGCGCGGCCGGTGTCGTTGCGCCGCGGGCGCAGGCTACTGACCTTGCGCGAGGTGTCCCTCGGCTCGGTTTTCGCCTGCCCCGCAGCGTTTTCGCCGACCTTCACAAATGTGCGGTGCGTGACCGTGTGAGGTGTCGGGAACATCAGTAACGCTCACTCCCCATCGCCACCGACGAGAAACCCGAACGGAACGGCCGCAGCCGGGCCTTGAGCGCCGCGGTGAGGTACACGCCCGGCGAGGTTGTGCCGGGCGTGAACGTGGCGCCGAAACCGTCAGCCGTCAGACTCGCCGTTTCCGGCAGAATCTCCTTCGGCCTGATCAGGCTCGCCGCCACCATTGCCGCCGTCACTCGGGTTATCTCCCCCGGCAACGGATTCGGGACCAGGCTCGGCCACAGGTGCCCCGTCACCAGGTCGCTCGCTTCCTGCAGCAGGTCGCTTACGTCCTCGGGTTGAAGTGCTTCGGCTACCTCGGGCCTTTGCAGCGCCCTGAGTGCCTTTTTGACGTCCTCGGTCGTCGCCAGTGCCGCCACCGCGCACCCCCTCGTCGTCTATCGGTGTCCAGTTGTCGTCGCCCTGGACGAGCGCGGCCAGCAGAGTGCCCTCACGCACTCCGATGACCGCGCCCGTCTGGCTGTGCCGGTAACGCACTACGGCGTGGTATCCGGCGTGACGACACCGACGGGGGTCTTGTTGGCACCCATCGAGGTTGCGGAGACGCCCAGCACGTACGCGAACCGTGCCTTGAGGCGCAGCGCCACCATGTCGCGCTCGGCGAGGTTGATCTGATCCTCGCCGGTCCCGAGGGTGGCCTGATCGAGGAACTTCACCGTAATGTCCTGCCGCACGCCGATCTTCACGCGCGAGGCGTCAGCGATGACGCCGACGGCGCTGGTCGGATCCCATGCGCCGTTGCGGTTGAAGTGGGTATTGAAGCCCAGGAACGAGTTGTCACGGAACGCGAGGTTTCCGTCGGCGTCGCGCACGTTGGCGACCTGGTACCGCAGCGCCAGGGACGACAGCAGAGTGTCGGGCGCCCAACCCGCGGTAGCGATCTTCTCGGCGACCTGGTTTGCAGCGCCGACCAGATCGGACTCGTTCGCCACGCCCGAGACGTGAGCGACGGCCTGACCCGCAGTGACCGCGGCCGGGACCAGCGCCGGGCTCACCCACGAAGCGGGCTTGTCGATGCCGAAAATGACGGCCTGGTCGAGCTTCTTGCCGATCGCCTGCCCGCCCAACTCGGCGACCTCGGACAGAACCGCGACCGTCGCGTCGTCGATCACGTTCTCATGCACGGGGATGATGACCGCGATTTCCTCGGCGACGAGGGTCCGGTTGGCCCACGTGACCTTGCTCTGCGGCTTCACACCGCTGGCCTCGGTCGCGGACTCGCCGACCCACCCGGCCTCGGGCAGGGTCGCCAGCACCGGCAGGTGCGTGGTCTTGGTGCCCATGTTGACGTTCTGGAATGCCGACAGCACGGTGCTGCCCTGCTTCGCGGCGGCGAGCAGCGTGTCGCTGTACGCCTCTTGGATCAGGGTTGCGACCTCGGCGCGAGAAATGTCAGCCATTACTGACTCCTATTCAGTTGTTGTGATCAACCGCCGAGGCCGTCCCCCGAGCGGAAGTGTGTTACTCCCCAGAGCGCAAGCGCCGCAATGCTTCTGCGGCCCTGACCTTGGGGTCGGTAGATGACGAGTCGGCGCCGGTTGCGCCGCTCTTGAGGCCCCCGCCAGAGCCCGCCGGGTTGCGCTTCTGCTTCTCCGGTGGCTTCGGGGTGGTGTTCTCGTCGCGCCAGGCGATCAGCGCGTCAGCCGAGGCAGTCAGTTCTTCCTCGGTCTTGCCGGTCAGCGATGCGACAGGCACGACCTTGCCCGGCCGGTTTGCGACCTTTTCGCGCAGACGCTCGAAACGTTCTGTGTCGCGGTCCTTTTCGGCAGCGACGCGCGCCTCGCGCTCGCGCTGCAGTTCGGTCTTTTCGCCCTCGCGGATCTTCGCCAGTTCGTCGCTGTCGGCCTTCCACTTGTCGGCGTCGGCGTACTTGGCCCGTTCGCGCGCAGCCCGCTCGCCCGCGATGCGGTCGACCTCGGCCTGCGTGAACGTCTTTCCCTCGGCGGGCTTTCCGGCGTCGCCCTGGTCGCCCGCGGGGGCGCCCTCGGGGGCGTCGGTGGTCGTCGAGGTGGTATCTGTTTCAGACATGCGTGTATTGCTCCGTAGCTCGTCAGCATTGCCAGCCGTTTAGGCGCAGGCCGTCCGCGCTAACCCGCCCGGTCGGACGGGAAACTTGTTGTGTGCGTTACTCGCCGACCAGGAACGCCCGCCGCGCAGGCGAGTTGACCAGCCGGTCGAGCAGCATCGAGCGGTACCCGAGGCGCCACATGTCGGCGCGTATCCCGGTGCCCGCATACGGGTTTGCGTCGCCTGGTGACGCCGCGCGGCCCTCGGCACGCGCGGCGATCCAAGCCTCTTTATTCGTCACTGCAGGTAGTCCTCAGTCATCGGGTTGCGCCACACGTCCTTGCCGTCGAGTACCGACTGCCGGTACGCCATGAAGGTGATACGGCCGTGCTGGTCGAACCACTCGGCCATTTCCTCGGACATGTACTTGCGGGCGTCACGATCAGACATTGACCACAGACTCGCCGGGTCGACCTTGCCGACGAACTTGCGTTTGATCATCACGCCGTTAGTCGCCGCTTCGGCCTCCCAATACGCTTCGTTGGCAAGCTCGTAATACTTCTGCTTGAGCACCTTCGTAAACGTGTTGCCGCTGTGACCATCTCGCTGCATTCGCAGCATGTAGTTGCGCCGCCGCACCGCGTCGACAGTCTCGCCGAACGCCTCGGCCTCGGCCTCATCCTCGGACCAGCCTTCGTCGACGAGTTGCCCCATGCGGTCCCACTTAGCCCGCGTCGCAGCCTCTTTCGCGTCGGCCCTCGCCTGCGCAGCCGCCGCACGCTCAGCCTTGCGGGCCTCATTGCGCGCAGCAGCAGCCCTTTCGCGCGTCTCGATCCGGTCCATCTCGCTGACGAGCCGGTCGATTGCGTCGCCGTCGTCAAGCTCGATCGCCGCATTTAGCTCGGCCTCTACCTCGTCGAGCGTCCGTTTCGGCTTGCGGGCCTTCGGCTTCGGCTCAGGCGCACCCCCGAACGGCTTAGCGAGCGCGTCGTCGACGTCGACCTTGCGCCAGTCGATCGCCAGCCGCTCGGGCAGCGGAGGCAGCGCAGCCAGCTCCCTGCCAACGGGTAGCTCGACGACCTCGGCATCTATCGGGGCGTCAAGCTGCCGCAGCGGGGCAGCCTCGGTCAGCGCGGGTACCTCGGCCGTGCCGCTGACAGCCCGCGGAGGCGCAGCGTCGAGAGCCTTCGGTGCAGAGGTGAGCGCCCGTGGCGCGTCGATCCGGTCGGACGGCACAAACACCGGCGGCCTGACAGCCTCGGCTGTCCGTTGCGCGCGGCGCCATTCGGCCACCGCCTCGACGAGCCGCTTCACAGACCGTGCAGCAGCCGCGGCGTCGTCGCCTGCCTGCTCGACGTCGGCCACCGCGGCTCGGACGGTCTGCGCCATCTCCTGCACGTCGGCGAGCGGCTTGCGCAGCACCTCGGGCAGTTCGGTGACGCCCCGCACGATGCCTTGCGCGGAGTCGACGATGCCGTGCGCCTGGTCGACGAGCACCAGGCCGTCGGCTTGGATGCGCGTCGCGGTGTCGACGGTTGCGGCGATCTGCTCGACGAAAGAGTCGATGCTGTCGGCGCTGCGCACGTTGCGTGCAGAGTCGCGCACAGCCTTGCCGGATTCCTTGAGCAGCGCACGCACTCCGAGCGCGACGGCCGTCGCCTCGTCGAGCACGCCGCCCACCTCGTCGGCAATCTGCTTGATTCCGTGCGCGATATCGACTGTGTGGTCGATCGTCTGCGTCGCCAGATTGGTGACGTGCACGGCGCCGCCCGTGACCTGCTGTGCCGTCTGCAGCGCCTTGTCGGCCTGGTCGACGATCAGCTTCAAGTCGCGCACGATCGGCACTGAGTGACCGAGCAGCTTGTCGGCGACGTCGGTCACCTGCTTGACCTGTGCGCTGACTCGCGCGGCCGTGCCGACAACCTCGTCGGCGCGTAGCGCGTACTGCTGCGCTGTCTGCACACGATCGCGCAGCGGTTGCGCCACCTGCTCGGCGCGCTGTGCAGCGCGGTCGGTGAGGTGCGCAGCACCTTGCACGTTGTCGCGCACAGCCTGCGCGCCTTGTGCTTCGGGAAGCTCGGCGGCCTTGCGGGGTCGGCCGGGCTTGCGTCGCGTCCTGCCGAGCCGCTCGTCGGCGGCCTGCTCCATCCGGCGGGCGATCGTCCACTCGGGCAGCAGAACGCCGTCGGCGTCGCGGCTAACGGCGTTGTAGTCGTCGAGCCAGTCGTGCACGTACGCCGGGGGCGTGTAGCCACCGCTGCGCACCGGCACCGCCAGGCACTTGCAATGGTCGTGCCCGCGAACCTTGTTCAACGTGTGGGCGTTACGCTCGGCCGCCGCCTGCGAGCCGTACAGGCCGGGGGCGCCGGGCTCGTCCATCGTCAGCGCCCGCGTGGCGAGCATCCGGCAGAAACCGCAGGCGTTGGCAGAGGCGTACCGCGTCCACTTCACGCCCTCGCGGTCGGCGTTGTCGCGCACAGTGCGGCGCGACTCGTCGAACAGCGACCGGGTTGCCGAGCCGCGCAGCGCGAGGCCGGGGTTGCGTTGCACCAGCGCCCAGCGGCCCGACGCAGCGAGCTGGCGGGCCTCGGGCAGCGGTGCAGGCTCAGGCAGGAACGTCGTTGCTGCAGACAGGGCTTTTTGCCCACTGACCTGCGAGGCAACGTACTTCGCCGGCGTTTGCTCGCCGTACCACTGCGCCGTCATCTCGCCCGCCGCGCTCAGGAACGGGTCGACGAGCCGCGGGTAGACGTCAGTGATCAACGCCAGACCCTCGGCCCTCGTCAGCCCGCCGAGCCTCGGCACCAGCCGGTCGACGGCGCCGCCCACCTCATCACTGAGACGGGCTAGCGCCCCCTGAAACTGCGGAACCGCCTTCGGCTCGGTCAACGCTGCGGCCCCCCTCGCTGTCGGCGCTGGCGAGCGCCTGGTCGATAGATGGGGCGTCGGGCAGCGGGGCGTCGGGTGCGCCGAGCAGCTTGTCGACGAGCGTCTGAACGCCGCCGCCGCGCATCGCCTGCTTGATCGCCTGAATGACTTGCTGAGTCATGCCGGGCACCAGGGGCAGCAGATACTCGATCGGCACACCGGCCTGCGACAGCTTCACGATCCCGTCGACGACAGCGCCGAACGAACGGGCCTCGGTATCACGCCACACGACCTCAGCGCCACGATCGGGCACAGTGTCGTTGTCGCCGTCCATTTCGACGGCCAGGCGTAGAACCTGCTCCCACGACTCGCCGAAGCTCTCGCGCTTCGTGGCGAGCTTCAACTGCTCGCGGTGTTCCGCGGCGGCGAGCGCGTCGGCGCTGATATTGACGAGCTTCACCTGCGACGGCGATATCTGCGCTTCCATCACGACGTGCTGCACCATCTCGTCGAGCACCGCGTTGTACGGCTCGATCGAAGCGGGCGGGAACGCCTGCGCCCTTACCTCGGGATCTTCAAATGTCCAGACGCGCAACGCCGATGCCTTGAGCACCTCGTTTTTGCTGCCGGTCCATCCGCTGATCACGCGCTGCGGGTTGGCGCCGAACCGGCTCACGATCAGCCGGTCGAAGTTCACGCAGTTGATTGCCTTCTGCATCCCGATGTGCGGCTCGATTTCGCCAACGATCATGTCGTCGGCGTCGCGGTCGTTGACGAACCGCACGACCGGGCACACGGGCTTGCCGTCCTCGGTGGCGTGATGCGGGATCACGTCGTCGACGCTGCGCAGCGTGATCGGCTTCGTCGATGCCTCGACCTGCCCGCTGTGCGTCGTCGGCACCTCGCCGAGGTCAAGCTCGTACATGTACCGCTCGTCGTAGAGCACGCCCCGGCGCCGCGGCTTCGCGTCCTTGTTCGTGATCCACGTTTCAAGCGCGTACTGCGGCCAGTCGTCGAGCACCGCGTCGTCGTACACCGCGAGCAGTTGCCGCGGTGAGCGGCAACGGATCTCAGGCTTGCCGTCGGTGCCCGGCGTGACGACGACGTACGCGACGCCGTACTGCACGGCCGGGCGATGCACCTCGGCCTGCCGGGCGTCGAGCTTGTTCGCCTGCCAGATCTGCCACGCCGGGTCGTTGTCCTGCGCCGTCATGGTGCGGTACCCGACGACCGACAGCGATTGCGCGAACGAGTTGCGGATCAGCCGCAGCACGTTCTTAACCGACAGCTTGGCAAGCTCTTTCACCTCGTCGCTTGCCTCGTCGGGCACGTTCGGCACGCCGCGCTTGCCCTTGGTGTACTCGTAAATGCGGTCGAGGGTGCCGCGGTCGTCGAGGTGCAGCGTGTACATCTTCTGCACCAGTTCGCCGAGCGTTTCCTCGTCGAGCGCGTCGTCGGGCCAGGCGATTTCGTCGTCGGGCTCGTCGAGCTGGCTGTCGTCATAGGCAGCGGGAATCACGCGGCCCCCTCTCACACGAACATCGCGCCGCCGCTGGACCGCTTCGGCGCATCGAGCGCACCGAACAGAGCCAGCGTCACGGCAACTAGCGGATGGATTGAGCACGTCGGGTCGCGCCGGTCCCAGCCCCAACCGCCTGCGTCGCGGATCGGCCGCTTGCGGGCACCCTTGAGGGCCTCGTTTAGGTCGGCCTGGTTTCCGTGCGTGAGAGCGTCGGCCTTGACGTTGTTCTCAAACAGGCCGCAGCCCTTCGCCATATCGGCCGCCGACGTCCGACGGACCTTGACGCGCTTGCGTTTCAACTCGGGCACCAGGGCCGACGCCGGGCTCGCATCGTCGATCACGACCGGGATACGTCGCCCGGCGCGTTCGACCAGCCAGTCGATAGCGGCCTCGGCGTCGTCGCCCGCCCACACCTGCTCGACGTGACGACCCTCGTCGTCCATGAGCCAGCAGGCGCCGATCGAGAGGTCGCCGCCATGAGACATGTCGACACCCAGAGCGGCAGGCTTCTCGCCGTCCTCGGGGCCGAGCGGGTCGCCGAGGTCACGCCACACGGCCTCTTTCACCACCGCGGCGTGCACGCCGATCTTGTCCCAGATGCCCATTGCTTCACGCCGGAAGCTGTCGAGCGACAACGCTTTCCGCATACGCTTGATCGCGCGGGCAGACGTCCGATGCGGATAGCTCGGATTCATCTTGCGCCACTGCGTCTCGTCGTCTGGGTCGGCGTCCTCGTCGGCCGAGATTTCGACGAAACCAACGTCGTCGACCTCGCCGTCGAGAGCTTCCTGCCGCTTGGTCGTAAACACCTCGCCGGGATCGGTGGGCTTCGGCGGCGTACCGGCGAACAGAATCAACGGGTTACGCGACGCATTGGTCGCGGGCACCATGTCGTCCATTGCGTTTTCGGTGAGGATCTGCGCCTCATCGAAAATCAGTACGTCGACCTCAGAGAAACCGCGGCCGAACCCTTTCTCACGGGCGCCGAACAGGATTCGTGACCCGTTGACGAACATCACGGCCTCTTTGCCGTTGCCCGAGGGAGTGCTTGCGATGTGCGGGGCGATCTGCTCACGCTTAGCGAGGCCCGCCATGCTCTTGTACGTCTCGGCCGCGGTGCGGGTGCGGTGCGCAGTCCACAGCACCGTTGTGCCGGGATTCATCTTGCACAGCGCGAACACCAGGGCGCCGAGAAAATAGGTTTTGCCGGTCTGCCTCGGGATCGACATTGCGAACATGTCGGCCGCGTACAGCCCGTCGGATCGTTTGGCGCAGACCAGCTTTCCGAGGTCGTCCTGCCACTGATCGAAGAACAGGCCCATGTTGACGTTGCACTCATGGCGCACAGACGGCCACGACGTCGCAACGATGCCTTGCGGCCGGATGACGTGACGAGCTACCTCGGACAGCCGCGGGCTAGAGGTCCGTTCCATCGAACGGCTCATCGGCCGGGGCCTCGGGCTTACCCTCGCCGCTCTGCTCGCGCTGCAAGTCGATCGTCTCGATTTCCTTCGCAATCTCCATGAGCCTGCGAGTCAGCGCAGCGAGGTCGCGCGGGGGCGTCTCGGGGTTAAACACGGCTTCCTCGACGCGCTCATGCATCCGCTGCAGAAGGTCGCGCCGGTCATGCTTCGGCTCACTCATCGCGGCCACCGCCGGTCAGCACAGGGCAGACCTCGCCGTGCGACTGCGCGCGGTCCTGCAGATCCGGCGTCGTGACGATGAACGAGGCGACGTTGAGGCCCTCGACGGGCTCGACGCTCTCGAAACCGAGGGATAGCTCGATCGGCTCGCCGCAGGCCGGGCAAGGTACCTCGACTGTGCTCGGGGCTCGCATTGGTCTGTTCTCCTGGTCGTGTGTGGTCGGGCGCCGTGTTAGCTCAAAACGGCCTTTCAGTGCGTTGAAGTGCAGGGATGGCCTTTTGCCGGCGTTAGCTGCAGCCAGGCGTAGAAGTGCGGCCCGTCCAGTCGGTGGAGCCGGTACCGAGCAGCGAGCTGGCTGCTGACGTGTGTTGCGTGCGAAGGCGGTTCGACAACCCGCCACCGTTGCGAACGGGACAGCCGCCGCGCGGTCGTACGCACCGCTGCGCCATCCCGCCGCCCTGCCGAATTACCAGCGGCCTCTGTTTACGTCCCTTGGGCTACTCGCACGCAAAGTTGTTGTGCACCGACCGGCGCGGACGCGACACGCGCGGGCCGGTGCACTTGCTCAGGACTGCGCACGCTGCGCAGTTATGTGCGCGGCGGCCAGTTCCAACGCCCCTCGGTCGGGTCGTCGTTGCAGGCGTGCCTGACGTTCTCAAGCGCCAGCGTCTCGCCGGTCGGGCCGTACACGAACAGGTTCACGGTGCTGTCGGCGTGCACGGCCGTGACGAGTGCAGCGCGCGGCTGGTCCTCGTAGTGCGTCGTGAAGAACGGTTGATAGTGGACGATGCGCCCGACAGTCGGGGTCACTCGTCGTCCTCGACGAACGTGCGGAACCGCTCGGCCGTCTCGACGACAGTTGCGCCGTCGTCCGCGAGCCCGACCTCATGCGTGTTGAGTGCGAGGCGCAAGACGTCGATGCGGGCGCGGGCGATATCGGGGTCGATCATGGTCTTGACCTCTCGGTTTGGGAAAAAAACGAAGGGGAGAGAAACCCGCCT